ATTTTAAGCTCAAAAGAAATTTTTTCTCTCTGGTACACCTTAGGGCTAGTGTCTGGTTTTGCGGGCGTTTTTGGTTTTGTCATATTATTTTACGTATATGCCTTTGGTTGGATTGTCCGGATAAATCTGTTTGTATTTTTCACTCAGACTTACCGCGTGCAGGACATTTAATCTTAGCCCAGCCAGCTTAAACGCTGCTTTTATCTTATGGGCTCTGCGAAAATTACTTCCGTTAATCAGATACTTATTGTGAAACGGGATATCAAACAGGGAGAACAGCTCTATCCACACCTTTCGCCTAAGGTATCCTTCGTTAATTACATCAGTGCAAAACAAGAGGTCAAAATCTGCTCCTGTTGTTTGATGTATATGTATTTGAAGCTCAAAAATGATTTGCCTAAATTCTCCTAAGAACTCTTTAAAGTCCAGCTTTAACAGAGCCTGTAACGCTTCTATAACTTCTCCAAGTAGTGAAGTTAGCGGGTACTTTCTACCACCTAACAACTCTTCGCAAACCTGTTTAACTTTCATTTATATTCTATATTTGAAGGAATCAGCTTTCTTTGCGTGTGTATTTTAAATCCGGAAGGAATATGCGTTATGCCTACATATTTTTCATTTAACTTTGAGTCTATCTTAAACTGCTTGGGGCTTTTGTTAAGAATGTCTTGAAGTATTTTATTTTTTGTTGTGTAGTCGCCTGCGTCAGACCGCTCCTTGGCCTCAATAAGCTTTCTAAGCTCTAAAGACTTGGCTAGCTTAACTATATTGGCAGGCAGCAATCGCATACTTCTATAATAGCAGGTTCTAGCCTAAAAGCCACCTAATAGCTAAAAAAAGGGCGGAGAATATCTCCACCCTTTTCTTGTATGCCTAACTCTTGTTTAGCCTGGCTTCAGGGACGTTTTTTACCTCTCTTTCTAATGCGTCCTAGGGTGTCCCATACCCCAGTCCTTTTAAGCTGAGGAAACAACCAAGGCCGCTCCATGATTATGGGCTGCCAATAATCCTCGTCTCTGAGCATGCTGCTTCGGGCATTCGCAGATTCTGCGATAGTCCTCGCGCTTCCGTGCGGGTTAGGCATGTATGGAGAGCACATATCATCTGTCCGCGAGTATCACTTTGTCGGCCCAGAACACATAGCTCTGCTTGAGTCTTACAGCAAACTCGTCGACCGAGATCGCCATCGGTGAACCTCCAGGCAGCAAGAAGTAATTCTTGATGAGAGTGTCAGGATGGATTGGCTGCGGACCAGTGCCCTGCTTCGTGATTATAGTCACAAGCTCGAAGGTTGAATCTTCGTGTGTCGCATCTCTCCCCAGAGCAGTTCTTCCGTACATCACGAGCTCCGCAGAGTCAAACGGATCAGGAGTTAGAGAAGCGTCAGCTCGCAGGCGCTTCGACGGAAGTTCATCTACTCCGGGTCTGGCTTCGAACGTAAACGTTCCTGTATCTCCAGGCTTTAAAGTAACAAGTACCGGATTCACCCATTCTGTGGGAATGGTTATCAGGTACGTGTCAGGCTTGTCTCCTTCTGTAAATGCTCTGGTTTTAAAAGCATTTTCTGCGGCTTCGACCAAAGTCGCGGCATCGACATTGACGCGGCTGAGCTGGCTTTCAGTGAAGTACTTATTCAGGTTAATTTTAACGTTCATGTTTTGTTGGGTGGTTAAAAGGCTACCAGGACAACATGTCTAGGTATCAATATATTATACCATAAATTTGCCCTATTATTTAATCAGGCAATACTTAGATTTCGTAGTCTTCTTCGATTTTGTCGAAGGTTAAAATAGGTTTAATGGTGAAGTTCAGTTTTGAGTCGTAGTCTTTGAATCCGACATTATTGCTAGCATAAGACGTACGTCCTATGAGATGTACATACAAGTGCTCGCAAGAATCGTAAGCATTTGCAAAGCTCTTGCGAAAAACCCTGCCGTCTAAATACGCAAAATACTGCTCTTCAAAATTTTTAAAAGTTGTTTGAGCTACTCCATTTGGTAGCTTTTCAGGGAATTCAAACCTGGCCTGTAGCTTATCAAAATATAATTTATTTTCAGCTCCTGGGTGATAAGTGTCTGCCACTATTCCCGAGTAAGCAGTATAAAAATACTTGAACTTATCAGGATAAAGTCCGGCATACATTTTAAGTGTACATTGAAACCATCCCTCATCTAGTAGGTGTTGATCTCTAGTCTTCGGGATACTTTCCTTGGCTTCTTTTAGTCTAGACGGCATGTAATTTGGGTGATTTGGCCAGTTAGACACATCCAATAAAATATTTTTAGCTTTGTCCCCTTTCTTTAAAAAACAAAGATGACCTCTGTTGCCTATAAAGTCGTATTGTTCAAAGTCTTGAAGAAATTTGGAAGCATCTCCAAAAATAAGATCGCAGTCTACAAACCCCCAATAAGGGTAGCTCTGCAATTCTTCAGCAAACACGTCACCATAAAGAAATTTGTAATCGCACAGTTTATACAGCGCCGGTCTTCCGTTGGACATCTTGCCTTCAGGAAAGGGTGTAGCCACATCTACCGAAAACCAATCTTTGATAGCTGCAGTTATTCTCTTACCTACCTCATCAACTGAATAGATTTTGTTATAAACGTTCGAGGGTAGATCGGGCACAGGATGATCTGTAACCAGCAACAAATCAAAAAAGTCTTTGTTTCTGCCTACACTATGTAGAAACAAATTAAAGTAGGCATGAAACGGTCCGTAATAGGGAAGAACCAAACAAATTTTATTTTTCATACATTCTCTTATAGTTAAACGCGGTAAAGTCTTTTGCAAATATCTCGTAAAACAAGCTCTCTGTGTCCGGATCAAACATAGTGAAATGATCTGGTAGTGTGTTGGTTTCTGTAGCCAATTTCACAATTTCGTCTCCGTGTGTGGTTGCAGAAATGCTGCCTCTCAGATCTTTTTTAGGGGCGGTGCTGTTCCTGTTCGCATGTACTTTTAAATTTTGTGCAGTCAGCTCTTTTATCCGGGCAAGATCCCCTTCGCTTAAAAATCTTCCGTAAAACTCTGCTACACCGTCAGGAAGACGTTCAATATCCATTACATATATATCTTTTAAAATCCTGTCGAGCTCCCAGCCAGGGTAGGGATAAAAGCACTGAAGTTCGTGGTGCTCTTCGAGATTGAAGATTCCGTTAGCTTTAAAGAACTTTAAAAACTCCAGATACCTTCTAAACGAAGTATCAAAGTCGTCAGGCACATCACCTAGGTTGATCGGCAGCTTCGCCTTTCTGATCAATGATTTTAATGACGGAGACAATCTATGCAGCTCGTCATTGTCTGAAGCAGTGGCTACCAGCTCTGCATCTTTTGTAATACAGTACAATTTAAATAAATTTACAAACTTTACAGAAAGAGTTGTTTGGCTTCCCTGGACATGTAAGAACTTATCATAGTAGGCGCTGAGTACTCGCTTATAAGGATTCCTAACCAAAATAAACTTGTTGCTTGTTGCATAGACCTGAGGCTTGTCGTTGCCGGTAACAAATAGCGAGCTGAAATTAAGCCCGTCCCAAGAAGAGTACTCATCTTCGTGAAAGTCTTTGTATATTTTACGCATGAGGCTGCATCCTGCCTTGGGCACGTAACACATCACGTAGTCGTGTTTTTTATTGTAGATAATATTCATAAAGTTTTTAGCAGGCTTTGAAATTTACGATAATAGTGAATTATTGATTCCTCCGCGTGTTTACTATGACATACCAGCGGCTTTAATCCAGGGATTCGTTCAGCAAAAAGAGAGGCTCCAAGCTCAATCAGTTTTTCAGCACGATCGCTCTGCATTCCGTGATAATGTATAATGCTTGCATCATCATTTATACCCCAGTAAGTTTTCCAATTCAATAGATCGCTAAGCTTTTTAACTGAGGTCTTATAAAAGCTATTCAGAGCTCCCTGGTCTCTTCCTGCGAATTTAAACTGTTTATCTGTAATGCTTGTGATGAGCGCGTCGTATGTTTCGAGCATGTACTCACTATTGCACCACAGCACTCCTGCATTAAAATGTTTGCTTACATCACAATTTTTAGCGTTCTCTCCTGCAGCAGCAAAAGTCTCTGGCAAATAGCTGTTGAGTAACTCGTACGGGTCACTTTGGAAAAGAACATCCACATCCGTATACAGATAATGCGATGCTTTAACCTCGAGCTTTTTAAGTACAACAGGAACATCTAACCTAAGATATGTGGAACAGGCTGTGCGCACTTCGTTAGGGTCAGACACATACTCGTGGATTTCGTCATGTATAGCGCACTCTCCTCTTATTACAGTCACCTCATAGCTCTCCAAGAAACGAACAAAAGCCTCATCATTGCCGTTATACAGACAATAGCGCTTAAAGTTTTTACAAATTTCGGCAGTAGCTACAGCCACTTTTGCTTGCTCTTGATATAGATCATTAAGACAGATGAACCAGGGTATTGAGCTCATAATTACAAAGAAGCTAGCTGTTGTTTATATGTGTTGTAGTAATAGTTAAGCGCTTCGCCTGTGTCTGGCTTGTAGTTTACAATATGCCTAATCATAGGCCATTTTTGTAAAAACTTTTCACGGTCCAGGGTAACAAAGTCTTCCAGACGGTCTATTTTAAGTCCGTGAAAATGGACAAGATAAGCTTCTTTGTTAATTCCCCAGTAAATCTTCCAATTAAGAAGATCTGAAAATTTGCAGACTGCGTCTTTGTAAAAAATATTTAAAGCTCCTTGATCATGAGCTTGAAAGTTGTACTTACCTAGTTTTACAAACTGTATAAGATCTTCGTAACTGTTGTACATGTATCGTGTGTTACACAGCATAACTCCTGCATTAAACAAGTTCTTAACATTGCCTTGCTCTGTAAATTCTCCTGTAGCTGCTATAGTGGAGGGTAGATTATCTACAAGTTCGGTATATGGGTCTTTCTGAAAAATTACGTCAGTATCTGTATAGAAGTAGTGCGAGTAGTCTAGTCCGCGCTCATGCATTACTTTTGGAATATCCATACGCATATACGTACCCTGCATCAATAGTTTTTCACCAGGGATTCGATTTGTCTTGTTTATATCGTCAGTAAATGTCGATTTATGTTTAATGACTGTGACTCCTGTACCTGTAAGGTAATCTACGAATGCTTGGTCTTCTCCAGCATACAGACAGTAACGGTCAAAATTTTCGCACACCTCCGACGATTTGGCCGCTATTTTAGCTAGATCGTTATATATGTTTTTTCTGTCGTTAAGACAGATGAACCAGGGAATTTTTTCCATATTATAAATTTTGTCTTATTTGCTCTGCGTATTGTTTTGCGGTATCGTCATAGACTTCATTAATGTCGTAGGCATCAAACCAATCAATATCCGCACGTTCTTTAAAGTTACTCGAAGTTTTGTCGCTAGCTCTGTACTTTTCTAGATAATCCTCGTAAGCTCTTGTAAAATATTGATTAACTCTTATCTTACTCCCATTAACAGCTTCTAGTCTACCTGGAGTTTCTCCTTTAATTAATTCTCCGTTCTCGTCAGCAGTTCCTTTTAAAGTATTAAATACATGAGGATTTAGATAACCTATCACCTCGCTAGGTTTTACAATGCTTTTGACGTGCAAGTTCACGCACCAGTCGTCTTTGCCTCTGTTTAAAAAATTCTCAACACAAAGACCTGAGACTGGTCGCAGAATGTGTCCAGAAGATCCGTACGTTCTCCAGTTTGCGCCTACTCCAGAAAACTCCTCGTAGTCTTCAAGAAATTTCCTCAAATCATCCACAGCTTGAGGTATAAAAAACTCGTCAGGATCACAAAATATCATCCACTCTGTTTTGCTCTTAAAGTATTCAACTGCGAAGTTATAAGCGGAAGCAATTTTGTCTGTTTTATTTAGTTTAAAGTCTATGAAGTTTATATCGTCCGAAAAGGGTAAATCATACACTTCGTCTTCTGTTCCGTCCGTGGATCCGTTATCAAAGATATAGAACTGCTCGACTCCCATGCTCTTGTAGTAAGCCAGCCACTCTTTAATATAGTGCTTTTCATTTTTAACTATGGTTGTGGCAGAAAGGTAGTTCATGGCTTAAAAATGATGCTTACAAAAAAGTGTTCCGTCGCAGTATTGTTCCCATCCAGACGCTGACCATTCTTCTCCAATGCTACCGTCCCAGCCAGTCATATAAAAATTACCGTGAGGTCTTTTAAACGTCAGCCTATACGGAAGCACCTCTTGTAACGCTTTACAGTTGTACAAAGAGAATCCTCCTCCTTGCATCTCTACCCGTATCAGTCTAGGCTGCATGTCTTCAATTTTGGGAGTCTTACCCCATATGAAAGGTTGCATAGATAGGCATGGTGTCGAAGGGTCCAGTTTCTGCCTATAGTACCCTCCTACGCAAGCCACTTTCTTTTTCTGTTTCTCTAAATTTTTTATCTGCTCGTAGAGTCTTACAAATCCGTCCTCTGGAGGCTCCATATCGTCCTCTATTTTTAGTATATAGTCGAAGTGCTCGGAGGGTTCTTGCAGCAGTATCGAATAATTCACAGCCACATGAGCATGCTTGTGCATTTCTAGATAGTGGTCTTCAGGTTTAACCTCGTAAGGGTCTCCCAAATCTAAAATGTGTATGTCTCTATATTTTAAAGACAACTCACTCTTTAGCTGAACTTGTAGATTTTTTACGTTTGTGTTTCCGCTATTATCTCCCAGAATCACATCAACTTCGACATCGTCAGGAAATTGCACATTTTTAATAAATTCTAACCAGCAGTCTCTTGAGGCTTTTGGAGAAAACATAGTAATTATGGCTACACTAGTTTTCTCTGTACTTTTAAAGTTAAAAAGTCTGGGCTTCGAAGGCACGTCAAAGGCTAAAGAATTTATCGTGTAATTCGCGGCTACCGCCTTTTTAAAAAGCTCTTGAATCGATCCGAACTGCTTTTTGAAATGTCTTACTCCGTTGACGTTGATGATGTATATTCCAGGATAAGGCTCAGTCCAGATAGCTCTGCGGTCTGTGGGTAACTCCACTTCTGGAGCTGCTCCATCTCGCCACACGCTTGAGTCCACAAGCTTAATATGTTCCGTAGTTGTGTCATCTATAGCTGTGTGCAGAGCACTAAGCAATTTTTCTTCGGTTATCATATAACTATGGTTGTAGAACCTGAATTTGTTGAATTGGGGAAACTACCCATCCCAGCTATTGGAGTGGTAGAAGTATATCCTGTAGGTAAAGGAGTAATCTCGTCGATAACTCCTGATAAGTTTACTGAGTAAATAAAGTTGTTGTAGCTGAAGTCCTGAGCTAGAGGTGTCGATAAATTTGGATTTGCAAATACCTCCGCATCTAAGCCGAGTGTCTGATTTTGTGGTACCCATATTTCCTTACGAGAAGACGTGGAACCTCCGTAGGCATTGCCCAGGTAACCTTTGTTAAGCTCTAGAGGCTCTCCAGCTGAGTTGTATCGTGCTGCAGCCAGTGTAGTTTCAGAAGTCTGCGTTCCTGTAGTTGACCTTATGAGGTTTCCATCGATAGTTTTCGTAAACCCTGTTCCTGTTGGAGGGGTACTTAAATACCCGTTATTGTAAAATCCTGTAGTATAAGGCCCCGACACCCATCCTCTCGAGCTATATCCACTCCAGCCTGCTGTGTCTCCTTCCCAACGATCTGTCCCTGCAGCAAAAGCCGCCGATCCTGTAGCTGTCCCGCCAGGGTCAGCAGGAACATATTCGGGTGTTCCTCCTGTTCCTGCGTTTAGTCCAGAGTATGCATCAAAAATAGCGTCGGCTCCTTGGAAATACACTCTCCTGTTCGCTGCTGCAGGTATATCTAGAGGCACGCTAGGTTTAACTTCTCCAAAAGCTGGATAGTAAAAAGTTCCAGATTGAAAGTAGCCGTTGCTGTATACTCCACTGGCAACTCGGGTTGTTGGTGTTTGCGTCGGAGCATTATCTCTTCCTGCGACGTTGTATACTCTGAATATCCCATCGTCTATTGCTGGGCGAGGCGTAGGCACAGGTACAGTAGTGATACCTCCATTTAAATATCTCCCAGTGCTGTAATATCCATTAGCAGGATTAGAAGACCCTGCAGAGTAATTGTAGTATACATTAGCCGGACCATCCAGAGCAGGGGTAGGCAGATTTATTACCGTAGCGGAAGCAATCTCTCCGTTATCTCCATAATACGCGTTTATGTAAGGACCAACTTTATACTCGGTAACTGCTCCGTATATCGCTGCGTTAGCTGTATTTGCAAGCCTCTGAACTCTGGCGTCACCATATACTGTTACGTTATTTATTATAGCGTTATTCCGTATCACTACCTTTCCTGTAACTACTGCAGGCTGATTAGGACTACCAGCTATCGCTCCTGCATTGAGAACAACCTCTCCCAAGACTTGACCATATATTTCTCCCTCAGCGTCGACAACCACTTTCCCTGTACATAGTGTGCTTGTTGGACAGCTTTTCCCGTGATTTCCTCCTTTGCGTACGTTAATATTTCCTATCACCGTACCGCAATTGCCTCCTCCTTCGTTTATTTCCACCTCTCCGTGCACAGTAGTGTGCAGAGTTGCTCCCGCATTCAGTGTGGTGTTTACAAATATTTGATTCTGGTCAGCCATACTAAGGTCGCAGAGCTACATTATTTGCTATTAGTCTTGCAGACCTTTCTCCGTACACTGAACAAGAAAAAGCTGGAGGTGTGGCTGCGGTAGACGTTAGGGTCAAGGTAACATCTTTTTCTAGATATATGCTTTTAGGCGTTACCCAACTCGAAGAGTCTAGATTCGCTGCGCAACTAGAGAGTAATGTAACTTTTGATGAACTGGTCGGTAAACTCGTTGCGTTTGTTTTACGGCTAAGATTTTTATACCAGTTAGCCAGATTAGTCCACTGTGTGTCGCTGCCTACGGCATAGAAGTATAGTGGATTGGTTCTAGAGAACTTGTCTAGAACTCCAGAAGCTCGTCTGATATCTGTAAATTTAGTCAATAGCGGCATAACAACAAAAATAAATATGAGAGCTGCATAAAGCATAAAAAAATACCGATACACCTTCATGCATCAGTATCTCCGAAGTTAAAAATACTTTGTTTTTTTGCTCATAATCTCTGTTAATATATAACATATTACAGAGAATCGAGCAATTTAATTTAACCTGCTACGGTTTAAATATAGCCCAACTAGAATCTATATACTTTTGTAGGGTGAGCTCTTTATTATTAGCTAAAAATTCATCTACTGCTTTTACTGCGCCAGGCCAGCTTACCTGATTATAGTCGTGTCCTGCAAGTACTCCACCAGAAGGAATTTTGTCGTACCATGCAGCGATGTCTGACTTTACATCCCCATAGTTATGGTTCCCGTCGATGTACACTACGTCAACTTGATCTATTTCCTCAGAAAAATCTAGTGATGATTTTTTGTGGAGCACGCAGCGGCCCTCACGTATAGCATCTTTCAATCTTCTAGCGCTTAAAGAATTTTCCAGTATGTCTACACAATGTAGCTTTTTTATGTATCTAAACCCTAATAACAGCGCTGCCGCCTCTCCGTGGTGTGTGCCTATTTCGACCCATATACTTTTATGTTTTGCCTTCTCCTGCACATCTTGAGCCAAATGAAGCAGGCCTTGTATTCCTTTAGGGCTCAGAGGATTCCAAGGCATCATATAGCGCAAGGATATGTATTGTGTCCCTTCCAGGGTAATGCTGACCAGTCTAGAGTCATTGGTTATTTCCATCTTCTTTACGCATTTTAAAATAGTTATAAACTTCTTGCTCGAGAGCTGTATTTTGCTCTCTGTAGGTCAAAACTCCTTCTGAGGTATATTTTAAACAAGTTTCAGGACTGTACTGATTGTTCGTCAATATTTTATGTCTGTGTGTATAGTTCCTGTCTTCAATCTCTCCATGACTATAGTGACAAACCAAGCCTCGCACACTAGATATTCGAGCGTTGGTCAGTTTTCCTATATGCTCTGCAGCATCCTCAGCAATCCCAGCCAGCATGCCTGTACTTTTTAGTTTTAACTTAGCTATCAGGATTAGTGAATCTGCTCCTCCTACAATCCCTTTGTCGTACAATCCTCCTAGCTTTGTATAGAACTCTCTGGTTATCGCCCAGGCCTGTCCTGGATGTCCTCCCCATACATTAGTGGTAAGCCTTCCTATCGTGGAAGGCGTGGCTCTATGCCAGTTATCTGTAGTCATTGTGTTTTTCGCAAAAAAGCTACAAAAGCTTTCAGCAAAAACAACAGACTCCGTGTGTTTTGTTATAGTTTCAGGAAGGTGATCTTTATCTAAAAAAACACAAGAGGTCCAAGGCTGCACGAGATCGTTGTATTCTAGCTGCTGGATAGTCTCCTCTACCCAGCTTGTATTTGTGAATAAAATATCTCTGTCTATCCAAGAGGCATACTTCCAATCATCAGGCAAACTAGCTACGCCTATGTTTATTAAATTTTCTTTGACCCACAAAACGCTAGGAAGATGAACTTTAATATGCTTGAAAATTTTTTCTGTAAAATCAGGCAGGCTAGTCTCTCTGTATCCTTCTACCAACACCATTTTAATGTCAGGGTACATAGCCATCTGGCTTACAAACCTGTTTAGATTTTTTAATCCTGAGGAGTAATTTACAAAATTAAAATACGGTACGACTACAAACAAAGATTTGTCGCTCATAAACTACAGTACGGTTGTTTCTAAAAAACTTTTTAATTTGTCTGTGTTAACAAACATGCTTCTTTGTGCGTGAGGCGCAGAGCTAGAAACTTTCTTATTGGGTTCGCTCTCAGCGCAAACGATACCATAATATTTAAATCCTACTGAGTCAGCTAAGCTCATATAGTACGGAGCAATATAATAAGCAGGAAGCAAGTCTATCAGAGTAGTTTTGGTTGAGCAAAACACGCAGTTTGCCATCGCAGCTCCGTGTGAGCCTATAACCACGGAAGCTTCTTGCATGATCCTCGGGAGATCTGCTTGATTACTTGCGTATATTGTTTCAAATCCCAGAGAAGCAAGCAGGTCCTCAAAAGGTTCGAGGTTGTGTACGTCTCTTCCTCCTCCCTCTCTAGAAAGATATATCAACCGGTACGGTTCTCTAACGGAACTCATTTCCTCTTTAAATAACTCCCGGAGATCCAAAAATGTATCTTTGCGGTATAGTCTGCCGAACCCGCTAAAAGTAGGCGATGTAACAGAGTCAAAAATAAAGCCATTCTTGTGTGTGGCTTTTGTTTGCTTTGTAACAGGATCATATTTCAAGCCACAATGAATTAACTTATTTTTAGCTAGGTTTAGCTTTTTATACAGGGAGGAAATTATGTTGTTTTTAAAAGAGGGCACTATATACCAGTCAAACGACTGCAAATCTATTTTAGCTTTATTTAGTACATGTATCCCGCAGCCCATTGAATCTAGTAACGCGTGACAAAGATTGTTGTTTCCAAAAAGTTTTGTCATGTTTAATGCGGTTCCTCCCTTGTATTCCAGGGGAATGTCTGGATTATTATCTAAATTGCATTTACCAAACCAGGTTAATTTTGTTTCTGAGTTTTTTTGCGTACGCAATCTTACGGTACCTAGCTGTGTTACTCCTCCGTACCTTGTAGAAGTGTCTCTATTAAACACGAGACCTCTTCCGCAGACTACTGCATCGTTAACCGTAAGAACACCCGCAGAGGGAAATGTAAACTTCTTTATGATGTTGTCCACATTGTCTTTATCTGGAGATTCCCACAACAGATACTCTCCTGTGTTAAACTCATACTCAGTCTCAGGATAAACCTGAACCCAGAAGGAAGAGTCTAATTCTCTGATATCCTCATCATGAAAAGCTAACGGGTAGTGTTTGGTGCTACTCTTGCTTTTATATGCGAGTCCAAGATCTCCACAACTCTGCAGCCTGAAGTCTCTAAAGTTTTCACTTAAAAAAGGAGAATGCGTTAGAGCGAACTGCTTGACTCCGCTAGTTGAAACTACGCTAGCTAGCTGAAGCTGCTTCTCACTATTTGCTACCTTACCTATCCACTCATATAAAATTTCCCTAGTTCCTATGTAGGCGAAGCAAGCATCAAGCTTTACGAAATTACTATAGTTTGCTTCTGTCTCAATAGAGATAGGGTGCCTTCCTCCTAGAAACAAGACGTCGACCAGCTCAGGAACTATTCCTTTAATATTTAGTAGCGAATTAAAAAAATTTGAAGTGAACACACAGTCAGAGTCTACTATCAAAAATCTTTTGTGTTCTTCTTCAACAGCTTTTTTCCATGCTTGTCCGTGATTGTACGTGATTCTGTCTTGTATGTTTTCTATATCGCTCGAGGGAATAAAAGTTATAGAATTAAACCCCGCAGAGCGTAAATGCTCTTCAGCTGTATTTATACCTATTCCTGTATCAACTATATAGCAAGGCAAAGAAAGTAAGCTCTCCGCACAGTCGAACAGATACAGGTCTTTATATTTTTCTGCATAGTCGTAGAAAAGATCTTGTAGATGTTTCCGCTTGTCCACAGAGACCGTCTTGATTTCTCCGTTGAGTCTGTACGTGAACTGTATCTCTGTCTTGTCAGACAGTAAATTGTCGGCTACCTCAAAGTACTTGTTACTTTTAACATAGTCGGCATCAAGACTTTTCGTAAACTTCACAACTCTTCTCCCTTGAAGCAACTCGACTCCTGCCACTTGTACGCTGAGGAGTTGAGAAAGATCTACATCTTCCTTGCCAGGTATTTTAAACCGCATACTAAGTTTTAGTTAATAAGAGAGTACGTGCCGTTATTGTACTCGTATATTTTGCCTGTACTAGTGACCGTTAATCTTTTCCCGTTTGTGGAGGTTATGCTTGATACTCGAGAGTCGATCAAGCTGTTATTTTTAAGGCTGACCACGCTGATGTTTCCTAATATGGTTTTTGGAGTGGCACCAAAATCTACCCCGGTAGAGTACCTTATTAATAAATTACCTCCAATATAAGTAGGAAAATTGCTAGCGAGACTGTCCATGTTTGCCTCCGAGATGGATAAGTACTCCAGAGAACAAGACCCTATAATTACTCGTGGAAGTCCTGTGAAATTGGTTGCCCTCTCTAGCGTCATAAGAGCATCCCCTTGAACTTCGCGGGGAAGGAGAGGCATGATCGCGTTGGATCTGTCCGGAAGGTATGAAAGCGTTATAAGAGAGTCGGTAAGCAAGCAATCAGCCAAGTTAGCAGTCAAACCTGTGCCTTGAGGATCATAATTTCCATGGGTCACACGATCATTCACAACATACAGCTGCTTGCTAGAATTGTACGAAGCTAAGGTATATACCTGAGTATACGGGTAGCCATTATTATGTATGTAATTAGATACGCGTCCGTCCCTTACCTTAGTAGGCACGCCGTTAGCGTAGGTATAGAAGTCTCCTGTGTCTGCGGCTTTTTGAGGAGTAGAGTTCGTATATGTTGTAGATATGGCGTCTAAAGTCTGATCAAAGTAGCCTATACTTAAAGCCATGCTCTGCTGTACTTGCGTCCTTCCTGTTGAAGAGTAGCTCCACCAAACTCCACAACGGTCTGGAACTATTAATCTTTCGTGACTCTGCAATCCAGGTAAACTTATACTGTTTATTGTGCATGGAGCATTCGTTAGCATTCTACGTATAAGCCCGGTCCCTGTTATCGTAAGGCTATTTAGTGTAGCAGGTAGTGTTGAGAGATCGGACGTCGTCCCAAATACGCCGACATTCAATGTAATGTTCTGTACATTTGCAGGAATATTGCCAACTCCAAAATTTCCACTCCCGCTGAATCTAAAAGTTACAATAGAGGTAGGAAGCGCGCTAAGATTTATCAAACCATTAGCTCTGGTTACAAAAAGGTTAAAAGTATTTATCTGAACTCCTGCAGGAAATGTAGAAAAGCTGGGAGGCAGCGTGAAGGAACTCCCATAAGTGAATTCTCCTGTTACCGTAGGACAACCTGCAAAAGACAACAACTCTACAACGGGTCTAGAAATGTCGGTATTTTCTCCAAAGTCTAAATTTCCTACTTTTCTTGCAGTATGACTTAGATCAGCATAGGTTTTCGATATACCAGAACCCTGCGCTGCTCTATATCGTAGTGTACCCGTTACTTCAACTGGAGCATAGCTGGCAGGATAGTCGTAAATTATTGCTTGCCCGCTAGGAAAGGTTATGTTTAAATCACCTAGAACCGTGACATTAGAAAAGTCTGCATATCCGATTGTGAAGTTTGGTCCGTACGGCACATTCCAGCTCACGGACGGAACAGTGAATTTTTGAGTTACACTGTCGTATGAAACCTGTACGGGCGCCAAGTATGGCAAGATTACTAAACCTTTGCGTCCCATGGTAGGAGTTCCATTGCTGAATGTATAGAAATCTCCTGTGTCTAAGGCTGTTTGAGGAATAGAGTTTGAGTATGTGAGGTCTTTGACTCCTGCCGTGGTAAAGTACCCTATGGACATTACTCCTAGGGCCTTTACTCTCGTATTATTGTTATAAAACCACCATACCCCACACTTATCGACAGAGGTCACACTTTGCGCCGCAGCATAAGCATTAGAAAATTGACTTATAGTGCAGGGAAAATTAGTATAGTCGGTAAGTTTTGTGTTATTTAACACCAGCCTATTTACAGTTTGAGGTAGATCCAGCTGCGCTAGCTGTGCAGCGTTCTGGAATTCTACACTACTCATTGAGGATCCTCCTATAGTTACCTTAGTTAAATTTGGCATTATTGACGCAAGAAATGTGTGGGTTCCTGCTATAGTTACTTCGGCGACTCTTACACTCAAAAAAGTCGTCGTCCCTGCTACAGTTCCAATGTTAGCTATATATCCACCTCCGTAATTGGCTGACTGTACAGTCAATGACCCTCCTACATTCCCTATAGATAATAATGAAGAGATTGCTGTGTTACTGATTAGAACATCTCCCGACACATTAGGAATGCTTACAGTTGTAAAGCTGCCATTTAACAATTGAAACGACGTGAAATTCCACTTGTTATACTCACTTTCAGGTAACTGTACATTTCCTGAAAAAATAAGCGTACCTATGGTTGCAGTACCTACAACAGAAGTCAGCGAATTAGGCACTACTATCAAAGTTCCTATTTCACTAGGAAGGCCTAGCGATGTGTAACTGCCCGGACTTAAGGATAACGTACCTGTAAAAACCACGTCAGCTATATTAAGGGACAGCAAGTCTCCTTGAATTCCTGTTGGAGTGGAATGGCTGCCATCCACTTTGTATTTGCCTCCCACGTAATATATAGAAGCGCCATTCCACAAAACACCATCTCTAACTTTTGTGGGTACGCCGTTAGCGTAGGTATAGAAATCTCCTGTGTCTATGGCTTTTTGAGGAGTAGTAGTTGAGTAGGTTGTAGCCAGCGTTCCTTTAGGGGAGAAGTAACCTGTACTATAGGCTCCAAGAAAATCGACCTCTGCTGTTCTTGTGTTGTTTAAATATACCCATTTAACTCCACATTGGTCAGCAGTCACAGGAAACATTTTTCCTCCAAGGAAAAAATTTACTCCTGCGCAAGGCATATAATTTACATTTGTAATGCCTGTATTTTCTGCTCTTAGAGTCGTGATGCTTTGAGGTAAGTATTGCAAGCTCGTTAAGTTAGGTAGATTGCTACAATTGTACGAGACGAGCTGTTTGTCGGTAGGACCGTAACGCAAACTAGTTAGTGGGTGATTTCGATTACAGTCAAACTCTTGAAGAGTTCCTGGAACATTAAAGCCTTGCAGACTAGTTAAACTGTTCCACATGCAATAAAAGTTGTGTACATTCCCTGCAGCAGAAAAGTGTTGTAAACTGGTTATTTGATTAAAAGAGCAGTCAAAACTTGCTCCATTAGGAATGGTTGGAACGTACTGAAGACTTGTGAGATTATTGTTAGAGCAATTAAATCCTGGTCCTGCTACTCCAGTTAGAACAGGAGCTCCTTTTAGGGTTGTTAGTGCGCAATAAGAACAATCTAAAGATCCTACACTAGGAGTACAGTTTGAAAGAGACCCTATTGCAACACCTGAGCAGACAAAAGCACCTGTAATACTCTCCGCAACACAACGATAGAGCCCATACTGTAGGGAGTTACCGTTTATTCTAAAGTCTCCCTCAACTCTTTTTACATTGTTAAATCTTAGAGAAGTTAGCCCTTTGGTTGCAAAGTTTACAGAGTCATGTACGGTTATTTTGCCGTCACTGTCTACTGTGTGACTAGGAATATCGTCAACAATCACTCCCAGAAAAAACTTTTTTGTTTCCGTGCTTGTAGTGCAACTAAAAATAGTTCCAGTAGTATCTGCTGTGCGGCTGTTGCGCGCTGCGGATACTGTCCCTGTAAATGGTAAGCCGTTTAAAAAGAAATAGCCTTCATACAGCTCACTGAAGAAGGATGGTCCTTCTCCGTCTGTAGGGTTGTTCTGATCGTCAACTCCGCAAGGACCTCCATCTATAACAACAGAACTTAGCAACTCAACATATTGATTATAATAACCATTGACGCCTGCATTGGCGAAAGTATTTCCCTTAGGATCCGTTCCGGTAGGATCGGTAGAGGAGTATGTCTCCACTCTACGAACTAAACCGTCGGTGAACTCATAAAATCCTGAACCTAGCAAAGATATTTGCCCTGCTGCGTTATGCACAGCCTTGTCAATTACCTGTGTACCTACCCATGAGCCTGCATTGATGAGTCCACTATAGATATAATTATTATATACTCGTTGAACTTTAATTGTTGTTTCCGCTACATACACTGCTCCAGGATCTGCAGAAGTAGTTAAAACACAACGAATTCTTTGATTCTCTAAAGCTAAAAAATCTGATGCTTGTGTGTATGTGTTTGAAGTCGAAGGAAGATCTGTCCAAGAGGTGAACGGAGCGCTTGAGCTTTTTTGCCATTTATACGTTATCTGTGCTGAGCTGTTCGGTCCATAGTAGGCAGAGACGCTTAAAGATAAACCTACCTTCTCATCAATGTAAGTTTCTTCTTCCGGAGTACTACTGACTACAAATCTGCTCACAGAGCCTGTATTCACGGAGCCAGGATACCTGCGCAAATTCCCAAGAATCTGTCCTCCATTCACACCCTTTAGAATAACTGTGGGTGTGGTTATACTTCCTGTGTTAGTGCCTGTGGTATCTATAGTAGTCCGAGCCGCAACAATGTTTCCGTTATTTACGCTTCCTCCTGTGACGAATACATCCGTGGCTGTAATGTTTCCTGAGTTGGTAGCCCCATTTCTCAACCGAACCTGGCCTGACGCTCCGCTAGTAGGCACATTCCCTGCACTAGTCTGCAAGGTTTTAACGTTTGTGGAGCTGTTTAAAGTAATGTTGTTGGCTATGATAGACCCCATATTAATTTATAGTTACCTGATCAATTAAAAGATTAGCATTAGGTAGATTGATATCGCAAGATATTGTTGAAGAATGTATGCGTACGTAATTATCCCAGTTATCTTCAAACGATCCCGGCATTTTGTTATTTTTTCGATAGCCTATACTTCCTTCTATTCTGGTAGGCATTCTATCTGCAGATATTTGCATCACTAGTACCGACACTGCCTCGATCTGCGGATTGACCATTCCTGCAGGAGGCGTAGTAGAAGCCTGAGAATACTCGTCATCCATACCCAAGATATTTATGATTGCTCCTTTCAAAGGCAGCCCTGACGCAAGAGGTGCAGTACGTGTACTGTCGCTATAGAAATATGTGCCTCCTCCTGCGAGCCAATCGTAGAGCCGAGGTTGATCGCCGTTCGCTTTGCCGGGCTCTCCTGCATACAGATAGGCTACAGAATAGGACGGGATGTCTGTGGCTTGAAAATCCAGCAATAGCTCTGTGTTGTTCACAAGAGGAAGAAGTGCTGCAGGCTTTGTAAAATTGGTATTACCATCAAGCAGATCTGTCACAATACGAATATTTCCTAGCGAGCCTCTAAACTTGTTTGTGGAAGGTGGGAGATCTGCAGAGGTTTGTCCGTAGCCTATAACAGCGTTAGAGCCTATCCAGAGATTGTAGGTATTGTCGTTTAACAGTGTTATTCCTGTATCGGCAAGTACACCATCTATAAAAATTTTAAATACCGATGACACTGGTTCCCTGGTTACTCGCACATGATACCAAGTCGAAATAGCTATGGGCACTCCGTCACTAGCGAACACGCTGCCGTTATCTACACGCAGCCTGCCCTGCTTTATATGAACGTGTAACTTTGTGGCATTTGATTTATTTTTAAAGCAAAAAACACTTTGATCGTCTAGACTGCTGGTGTTGAGCCAAAAATCTAAATTTATCGTATTTGTTCTCACGTCGATAAATTCATCCACAATCAAAGCTCCAGGGGACGTGCTGTTTGCGGTAAGTCCAAAACTAGCGCAACCTGCATCTGTATCTAGTTTTACATCTCCTCCAAAAGCTACATTTCTCAAGCTAAGAGAAGCATCGTCCATCCATCTAGCCAGCACAGGTACACGCACACTTCCGTTAGTCAGTAGCAATTGTGTTTGATTAGTTTTAGGAGGAATGGTGTACGCTCTAGGCGCGATTAATCCAAAAACTGTAGGAATAGCTTCTGTTGTTGTGTTAACAGCTCTAAAATAGCAGAAAGCTTCGGCTTGTGCTTGTGTTGTGCTTTCAGAGACACATACATCTAGTCTAGGAACAACTCCAAGGTTAGCTGTGTTATTCCACGCGGGATCGAAAGCATTAACACCATTCGATTGATATAGCGCCATAGATCCTCCGCTCAGTACAATCTCTATAGGATCGCCTCCAGCAGGATTAACGAATATTTCTAGCTTACCGTTTAGATAAGTTGTTATCTTTCCATCATCGAATATAACGGCGAGATGATTCCAGCTGTTTGGAGATATCTCTGTGGTTCCGGTTATTTTCCCGGTAGGATCGACGGCAACATCTCTCCACAGGAAAATTTGCTCTAGTGAAAATTTTGTATTATCTGTTGCGCTTGTTACGACAGAGTAATTTAACAAGTCGTAACCGTATCCACTCAAATAGAGCGTGCTGCCGCTCAGTGGAGTACCTATCGCTCTAAATATGATATCTCCGGAGCGCTTTACTCTAAATACTGTATCTATATAAAACTTGGTTGCTCCTAATGGAAATGCGCTAAGAGGTAGTTGTAGTGCTCCGTAGTCAGAAGACTGGTTTTTATACGCTATAGCATATTTGGCTGGAGTAGATGTGTCTGATTTCTGTTCTACATTCCCTACAAGTGTAACTGTTCTGCTATACCTCGATCTGTCCGCATACCAGGATACGATAGAGGCTATACCTCCTAGAGCTTTAGAGGCACTATTAATGCCTGCTGTGGTTATTAAAGGCATAGTTTTCTCCTGTATTAGCGGGTTACTGCTCCGTAGGTATTCTGGAACACGAACGACGTATAGTCGCCTCCGGTTTTTATCAGTGTAATACCATAAACATTAACTGTGCTTGTGGTTGGAGTGAATGTAGGCAGATTGATAAGTGTCGAAGACCCTCCATCAATTGTTATACTGGATATTGTATAAGCTGTAGTCGTTCCGGTTGTAATCATTATCGAAATGGACATTGCTTCTCCATTTTCGAGAAGGCTGTCAAACGTTGTGTTTGCGTTACCTTTCAGGTTTATCTGGAAATCGCTGGTGGCTGGGTTTGTAAAATAGACCACTTGTCCTGCTTTGATAAACACATCCACAGAACCTCCAGTATCCGCCATGACGTTCACTACCTCTTTTGTAGGAACACCAAGCAGAGGACTCATGCTTCCTGTCGCTCCTGTTGCACCTAGAATACCTGTTGCTCCTGTAGCCCCATTAGACCCTGGAGACCCTGTCGCTCCGGTTGCGCCTCCTGCGGGACCTGGATCACCTTTTGGTCCAGTTGCCCCAATACCAGTTGCTCCCTGAGCTCCGGTTGCTCCTGCAGCTCCAGTTGCTCCTTGTGGGCCTGTAGCTCCATTAGATCCTGGAGACCCTGTTGCTCCTTGTGGGCCTGTAGCCCCATTAGATCCAGTTGCTCCTTGCGCTCCGGTTGCTCCATCAGATCCTGCTCCAGTAGCGCCTTGCGGGCCTGTTGCACCTACAGCTCCAGTAGATCCTGCTCCAGTAGCGCCTTGCGGTCCTGTGCTTCCTTGCGGTCCTGTTGCTCCCTCAGCTCCAGTAGACCCTTGAGCTCCTGTGGATCCCTGTGTGCCTGTAGCGCCCTGAATACCAGTTGCTCCTGTGGCTCCTTCTGCTCCCGTTGCTCCGGCTCCGGTTGCACCCTGGATACCAGTTGCTCCCTGAGTTCCGGTTGCTCCTTGTGGTCCTGTTGCGCCTCCGCCGGGGCCTGTGGCTCCCATAACGCCTGTCGCTCCTGTTGCGCCTCCTGCAGGACCGGTAGCGCCCATAACCCCTGTTGCGCCTGTTGCGCCAGCGCCTGTGGCTCCCTCAGGTCCTGTAGACCCTTGAGGTCCTGTGGATCCCTCGGGTCCTGTGGCTCCTTGTGAACCTGTACTGCCTGTGGCACCAACTCCAGTAGCTCCAGTAGCTCCTCCCGCAGGACCCGTAGCTCCTTGAATACCAGTTGCTCCTGTGGCTCCAAATCCTGTAGACCCTTGAGATCCTGTAGACCCTTGAGGTCCAGTAGCACCTTGAATCCCTGTGGACCCGGTAGAGCCTGCAGCTCCTGTAGCACCCTCAGGTCCAGTAGCCCCTTGAACCCCTGTAGATCCAGTGGCTCCACCTGCAGGACCAGTAGCACCCATAATCCCTGTTGCTCCGGTTGCACCTCCCGCAGGACCCGTAGCGCCTTGAATACCAGTTGCACCTGTGGCTCCAAATCCTGTGGCACCTACGTCTCCTGTGGCTCCTGCTACACCTGTGGACCCTTGCGCTCCGGTTGCTCCAGTAGCTCCGCCTGCGGGGCCTGTGGCTCCCATAACGCCTGTCGCTCCTGTTGCGCCTCCTGCAGGACCGGTAGCGCCCATAATCCCTGTTGCTCCAGTAGCGCCAGATCCTGTAGCTCCTACGTCTCCTGTGGCTCCTTGTGAACCTGTGGCACCCTCCACGCCAGTTGCTCCTGTTGCTCCTCCTGCTGGCCCAGTAGCACCCATAATCCCTGTCGCTCCTGTAGCTCCTCCTGCGGGGCCTGTGGCTCCCATAATCCCTGTTGCTCCTGTGGCTCCAAGCCCTGTAGCCCCTTGCGTTCCTGTAGCTCCGTTAGACCCTGGAGAGCCTGTCGCACCCTGAGGTCCTGTGGCTCCTAGACCGGTTGCTCCCTGCACGTTCTGCAGCTCTACAGCATAAATAACAGGAGCAGCAAATGTAACGTTTGATGTACTTAAGCTAGGTACTCTAAGAGTATATATGTGAGTACCTGCCGGAGCATCAGTATCTATGATAGACAAGCTGAATGCTTGATTTTCATTTGCATAATAGCTTTGTGTGTAAGCTATATTGCTGATCATTACCCCGTTTCTATATAGAGCTAACGGACAATTGATAGGAAGACTCGGATTAAATACGTCCCCGTAAGCCACCACCTGTACAGGATTTCCTTTGGTAGTTAAAGAGCAGGTAACTACAATAGCAGGCATTGTAGCTCCGGTAGTTATTGTTGTTAAAACTCCTTTTGTTTGTGAGTAATTTAATGCAGATAGTGGGGAAGCTGGACCAGTAGCACCCTGAATCCCTGTAGCCCCTTGCGTTCCTGTTGCCCCTGCCGCTCCTGTTGCTCCTGTAGCTCCCGAGCCTACACCTGAAGCTCCTGTAGCGTTAGTTATACTGGTCTGCAGAGCAGCGCTCAGCATTGTAGAAGTTATTTTTGTTAGCGGCATGACTTTTGTTATCTAGAGGTTGATTGTATTTTAAATAAAGCTCGTGAGAAATACTAGTAAAAATAGTATTAATAGAATGTCATTATAGTTACAGGAGCATCTAGAGCAGGAGCCTCATCAAAAACAAGCGAGCCTCCGTTGAGGGCATTAACAGTATAGGATACGTTTGGTGCCTGTACCAATCCTCCTACAGTAACTATATACTTCGTCGCGTCCATGCTTGTAATCCCTGCTACAGGACTGAAAACAAGCTTTGTGCCTGTACCCTGGAAGTTGGTTGTGGTTCTAGAATAAGACCCTCTAAAAGCCATAACAATCAGTTCGAGGCCTGCTGCAGGAGTTTCATCAAAAAAGAACACCTCTCCTCCTGTTGGAGATGTGCTCACGGTGTATGCCTTGTATGGAGGCTGAATAATACCATCTAAAACGACAATATATTTTGCAGCGTCAGGAGACACTATTCCAGGGATTGGGGAGTACTTGTCTTTTACTCCGTCTGTAGTCACCGCAAACATCGTGACACTTTCAGGAGAAGCCCCAGAAGCGAGAATACCCCACTTCGCGCCGTCTGTCGGAAACTTCCCGACAGTATCCTCGAGAGCTATATAAGAAGAACCTACATAGCTCACTGCGTCATTGGCTTTATAGTTTTTTGTATGAATGTACTCGCCCTGCCAATTTAAGGATGCTCCGGTAGCTCCTGTGGACCCTTGAGCTCCGGTTGCTCCAGTAGCTCCGGTTGCACCCTGAATACCAGTTGCGCCTGTAGCTCCTTCTGCTCCTGTACTTCCAGTAGCTCCTTGTGCGCCAGTTGCTCCGGTAGCGCCTTGTATCCCTGTAGCGCCTGTAGCTCCTTCTGCTCCTGTACTTCCTGTACTCCCTTGAATACCGGTACTACCTTGAATCCCGGTGCTTCCTGTAGCTCCGAGTATCCCTGTAGCTCCTATTGCTCCAGTTGACCCGGTTGCTCCTCCAACGGTAGATGCGAATAATTTCATAGATTAACCTTCGTAGGCTGTAAAGTTCTTGCCTGCAGTAGTACAAAACACGGTAATTGCTTGTGTAGGAACAAAGCTATCGCAGCTGATACCTCCGCCATTCTTAGCCATCAGCATTCCTGATGTAAGACTAGCTGTTCCGCCTATAGACAAATACATGTCAGTGTCAGAAATATTCTGGAAAAAGAAATATTTTCTATTAGCGTTTTGTGCTACAACCTGGATGCTTGTATTAGCTGTAGCCGTAACAAATCCTCCAGACTTGTCCAGCAAGGCTCCAGATGTAAATGAACTCGCATTTACATTACCCACACTAATACTACCAGAAAGCAAGAGAGCTCCCTGGTCGCTGATCTTGATTGGGTTAATTCCTCCAGTAGGAGTAATACCACACATAACCCTGGCCTCTGTATCAGGATCTATATCTGTAAGATCGACGATCTTTTCTCTCCATTTAGATCCGTCAGAGTAATAATACTTTCCCTGATCTGTGGCGAAATAGTATTTGTCTAGCCTTGTAGCTGCTGAAGGTATTGATGCGTACGGACCAGAATCTGTTATTTTTCTAGGCATAATTTAAAAATAGCTAATTTAGTCTTATTCTATCTCTTTTTGAACTTGATAGCAATAAAAGACTGCCTCTATTGTCTAACCCCACTTATTTTTAAATGTATTCCTCTGCCCCATAGTCATATTTATTTTCTCATCTTTAAAAAGCTCTGTAGATTGTCCTGAGAAGTGACGCACCAGAGAATCTAGTACCAGTGCATGCTTATAGCCTGCTCGCTTTATCGTCTCTGCATAGTCATCATCCTGATACCAGAAAGGAAAACTCTCATCAAACAGCTTGCAGCTATCTATCAGCTCTCTGTGAGAAGCAATACACCAGCCTTTGACGTGGTGCCTTATTTCATATCCTTGCAGCCCTTCAACTCCTTGGTGTCCTTTCCTGAGCTGGTCCTCGTGTAAAGGATCACACGGAGAGAAGCTTTTCACATCAGGATTGTTTTTGTGGTAGTTCATCATTGCTGAAAACCAACCAGGATAGAAAATGACGTCGTTGTTGACCACGACCACCCATTCTCTCGAACAGTACTCTAATCCTCTATTAAGAAACTTGTTGTAGTGAAATGGTTCGTTTGGAAAAATACACAAAGCCTCCGGATAACTGAATCCTTGGTTGTGTGCTTCTGAGTGAGACTCTACAAGTTTTACCTCGAAAGAATAATCTGTCTCCGACTCTTTCAAAGAGGCTAGAGCCTGTTTCGTCATTTTATAGAGTTCCTCGTTACTGGAACTGGCGAGCATAATAATATCAATTGGAATCATAATACGTTTAATAGTGCGTTAACTCTGTTTACATAGGTATGGTTTTCTTGTACATACCTCATTGCTGATTGAATTCTATCATAGTCTGTCAAGTAGGGTTGAGCTGCAGATAACAGTAACCCTGAGTTGTCAGAAAAAATAACATGGTCTTGCATCAAGTCTTTGACTGCAGGCGAATTAGTTATCCCTAGCTGTCCATAGCTTATGTTTTTAAAAGTTCTACATGGAATATATCCTATAGATAGATGGTTGCATTCCTCTGCAGTAGATCCAGAGCAAGTTAGTCCGGACCCACGAATATCTGGAGCAATATACGACTTCTGAACAAGATGCTTCGCTTCCTCGTTGGTTGTCATCTTTTTCCAGGGGTCGTGAACCACAAAGCTAATGCCCTCTTTTTCCAGAGACTGCTGAAATTCTTGAAGCTCTTTCATGTTTGCCGACCAAGCAGAACCTATATGGTGCACTTCCCTGTCTCTAGGAATATATGCGTCATTCAGGTCGATCTCGTGAGGCAGCATGTCTGTAGCCCACATAACATAAACCGCCTCGTAGCCTGCGACTCCTTTTCTGTGTCTTTCTGCTAACGCGTTGTCGTTAGCATTTTTTTCATAGGCAGTGAAGGGGTCTACGCCAGTCAGACTCAGGTTAGCTAGACAATAGTCGTAAGTGTAGTCTCTAGTTCTTTTGACGTTAAACCTAATATCTATTAGACGAGCGCCCGCGCTCACAAACTTTGATGGATTTTTACAAACATGGACAAAATATGTGGACGAAGAGACTACCGGCATTTGTTCATCTGCATAGCCTTCGGTAATGAAAAGAGCGTTCTCGTAATCAAAGTCTGTAGGATGATCTTGGTCGTGGAACCAGTACGTTTCATAGCCTAGATGTTTAAAAGCTTTATACCATCCGTGGTGTATGAACGAGTGCGAGTGTGAGTATAGAGGATATCCCCAAATAATCACTTTTTTAAATTTATGCATATTCCCTGTCATATAGTATTATTTCTGTATTGCTAGAAATTTAGCAAGAGCATCTTCAATTTTTTCAATATTTTTAGTCGGTTTAAAGTATTTCAAATTTTCAATCGCTTTATTCAGAACAAGCAGAGCAACAGGATCATGCTCGTCCATGTTGCTGCTTAAAAGTTTTTGATTTTCTAGCTTGTCGACATATCTAAAGTCTAGAGCGACATCTAGCTTGGTTTTACTCAACCTCTCTAGACCATATCTGTGCCTAGATAGTCCTACCAGCAGACCATTTCTCTTTGCTCTGCGTAGATACCCTAGGTAACCAGAAGGCTGCTCGTCCTGGTATTCTGCTAGATATTTTACCGTAGGATTTACCGCTCCATATATTTCTTGATGTATTCTACGCAACATAGAGCATTCCGGGACAATAAAACTTATGTTGTTTTCAGGTAGCAGGCATGAGGCAAGAGCGAGTACGGGCATGTTGTACTGCGCTTGTGAAAGCCAGCACTCATGCTCTTTTGAACCCTCAGTGTACGGATTCGACAGACGCAGAACTCTGACGAATAAAGAAAACTCTTCAGGGAGAATCTCTTCAATTTCTGTGGTCGTGATTGCGTCATTGCAAACGTCCGCACACAGTTCTCCGGAAATACGTATATTTTTAATTGCTCCATGATTCTGTAGGAGCTGCACTATTGCGGCATGAGGAAGAAGCGAGTTGTTATGAATCACATCTCCCTCAGTTATTTTTTCAATGTTACTATAGATCGGGAAGCTTTGTTCTATCTCTGTAGCTATCTCTATTCTCTTGAATACTTCAATTTCCTGAGTGCTCCACGAACGGGTTTCCGCCAGCTTACTGTACACCTCGCTTAGAGAGCTACATGAGTACTCTGCAATCTCTCGCTCTTTTGCAAAATCAGTTACGGCTGTGCGACTCTCTATCAGGTTAAACAAACCTGTTTTCGTTTTACATCTACGCCCTAACAGAGAGTCGAAACAGTTCCAGTGCATTTCTTAACCTAAAGAATTACAATCCTTCTGCAGCAATATAAGAGGCTAGCCTTATTGCTTGGGGAGTTTCTTCTGCGATAATCCTGTCATAGCAAGCAGCTCCGTATTCTTTGAATACTACCGCATTGTTTCTAAACCAACCCATATGATATCCAGAAACCATAAAAGCTATAAGCTTGTCTGTAGCTTCTGCATCTACCACGTAGTTTAACAGAGCAAATTTTTCTATCCAATACTCTTTGGGCTGACAATTGATATGTCCATGACCACCTTGACCTGGGATGGCAGCTGAAAACAACACTACTGGAGCCAGTCCTGTGAGTGTTTTAACAAGGTCATCAGCTCTTGTCGCTGGTAGATGTTCAGCGACCTCGATACACATGGCTATGTCGTATTTTCCTTTGTATTTAGAATCAAAATCACTAGAAAAAACGTCCATAACATCATATGGACAACGAGGATCAAGATCAACTCCATCAGCTTCCACACCAGCTTCTCTAAGAGCTTTGACATAAATGCCTGGCCCACACCCAACATCAATAATTTTCATATTATACGTATAGCGCTTTGAAGTTTAATCCGAGACCTGTATCCAAAGTACGATTGTGATCAGTATACCAACCTTCTTTGTTGAAGACGTCACTGAAGTCGTCAAAAGCCCTCTCAAACTTGGGTTTTACTGCAGTGAGACTAAAGTTATCGTTTGCGAAAGCTACCAATCTATTGCGATCAATAGTATCGACCAGACGTACTGCTCGCAGTATGTCTCCCATCGTATTGCATCTAAATCCGTTAACTCCATCAACGATGTACTCGGTCATTGCTCCGTTGTCTGCGCAGATAGGAACACAGCCGCTGAACAGCATCTCTACGGCAGTTCCGCCAAATGGTTCCCAATAAGTAGACAATAAGAACCCGAATTTGGCTCTGCCCATAAGGTCTTTTCTAGTAGCCACATCAGCATAGCCAAGATATTCAACATGCGCAGGCCACTCAGTCATTCCGATGTCTGATGGTCCTCCCTGACCACACACCTTAAGTTTAACTCCTAGCCTCTTGCAGGCATCAATAGCGAGGTCGAGACCTTTGTTTGTTCCTATTCTACCAATATATAGTGCCCAGTCCTCTCTTTCCGATTTTGCCTCGAACTCTAGAGGATTAAAATAATTTGGGACAATTCTGTGATACCAGGTAGGATTACAGAACGATACGCCGTCTGTGCCCACATATGCTCCTTTTAAAGGATAGCTTTCGTAACATCTAAACTGCGCAAAAGCCCAGCCACTACCTATACCAGGCTCAACAACAATAAGATCTCCGTCTTTGTTGGCGATCTCGCACGCTTCTCTTGTTCCTCCCCAGAAAGCTAACACAAGATCAGACTTTTTCTTTCTTTTTAGAATCTCTCTTCCTGCGTTTTGATTGAATACCTTGTGAGCAAGGTCATCTGTAGCGTGCTTAAAGAACCCTTTCTTCCAATCATAATCTCCATAAGCAGAGTTTAGTACTTCATCACTTGTAACATCAACCTGCTCGTGAGCGTCTGTATCTGATTTGTTGTGTCCGTAGTGTATGGTTCTGTATTTGTCGCTGTCTTTAAACATCGTTAAAAACTTGCGTACTTTCTGAGTAAAAGCGCAAGCGACATAGTCAGCATTAGTTATTGTGTGCGGTAATCCTAGGCAGTGTAGTTGTGTCATACCCAAGCAGACTACATCAAACTACAAACTAATGTCTATATATTTTTAGCAGCCGTTCAGACAGCCTGATCCTCCTAGTGTCGAGTAAAGGATGGTCGTTGACTGTCCGTATGACTCTACTCTAAATGGTGCAGTCTCAGCTCCCTCACCTGCAGAGTTGGTGAACTTGGCCTTTACACACAAAGACGCGTTGGTAAATCCGCTTCCGCAATTAACGTTACCTCCCCAAGAAATTAATACTGAGCTAGAGTTAGCATTATTGACAGTAAATCCGCTTGAACCGCCAAAACAACTCCAGGATTGCCCAAGCCAACTTCCATTGTTGCTTGGACAACCTGTGACGGTCATTCCTGTAACCACAGAAGCTGTGCCAAACCCTGTGGCTCCTGAGAAATTAACTCTAGTCGTTCTCCAGTTATTGCCTATGTAATAAGTCATGCTTACTGGTACAGGCGTTCCTGCGGGAGCGACTATAGTCACAAAACTTAATATACCTGTGTATGTGTTAGTTGCTCCGTCTCCTGCTGCACTGTAAGCAATAAGATCGGCGGTATAATTTTGTCCGTCTGGTACTCCGGTATATGTTGTTGTCCTGTTTGTTACTGTGGTCCAGTCAGACACAACAGTAGCTCCGTTACGCAATCTGACTTTGTATCCCTGAATAAGGCATCCTCCTGTGACTGCTGGGGCATCCCAATTAAGCGTAATAGTACCTGCAGCTTTGGTATATGTCATGTTTCCAGACACTCCTGGAACAGTGCAAACCGTCACCCAGTCACTCGCTATTGCTGTGCTTGATCCTGCCGCATTACGAGCAGATACAGAAATATAGTAATTTGTTCCGTTTGTCAGTCCGGTTGCTGTAGCACTTGTATTGGTTGTTGTTGTGGGGCCGGCAACAACTGCGTTCCCTGGACTGGTGTAAAAAGTATAAGTATAGTCGAGAATTGCTGCTCCGTTCGTGTTCCAACCAGACCAAGAAAAAGTCAGCTGTTGGTTGCCTCTAGTGAACAGATAGCTTATTGTTCCAGAAGGCACACCTCTACAAACAATATTGCCTGACTGCGCTCCTGCGCTTGTTCCTGCTCCATTGGTCGCCGTTACAGTAATGTTGTAATCTGTTCCGTTGCTGAGTCCAGTAATTGTGACACTCGAGTTGGTTGTTGAGGTAGGTCCTGCAACAACCGTTCCTCCTGAGGTACGAACTGTGTAATTGTATCCTGTAATTGAAGAGCCGTTGTTCGAGAATACGCTACCCCAATTGAAAGTAACTTGTCCGCTGGTGCCGTTTGTATTGGAGAACGAGCCTGTAAATGCTGGCGCACCTATACAAGCAACATTGTTCGACTGCGCCGATGTAGATCCTGCGGCGTTTGTAGCCGACACAATAATGTAATACTGTGTTCCATTATTTAATCCTGTTTGTGTTATGCTTGTATTTGTTCCTGCAGACGTGGGTCCTGCAACCACGACTCCTCCCGAGTTATACACTGTATAAGTATATCCTGTGATTGCTGACCCATTCGCCGTAAACACGCTACCCCAATTAAAGGTGATTTGATTGCTGGTACCATTCGTGAGGGTGTAGTTTGCTGCTGTTGCTGATGGAGCAGCTGCACACAGCGTACCTGCTGTAAAGTCAGCGAAAGCACTGTTCCCTGCATTTGAACTGGCTGTATACATTCTAGCTGTATATGTTGTTCCTGCAGTTAATCCTCCAATTGTTATCGGAGAGGATGTGGTTCCTGAATCTGACACAGCTACCGTGCCTCCTATAGCTCCTGAGTACAAAATATAGCGATACGGAGACGCGGTCAAAGTAGACCCGTTTGTCGAGCCTGCAACAAACGATAGCGAGAGGCTTGTGCTGCTTCCTGCTATTCTGCTGAGTAAAACTGAGGTAGGCGCAGCAGGAGCAATTGCACACACCACTCCACTAGAGCTCGCTGAGGCGCTGTTGCCGAAGTTGGTACTCGCGGTATACACACTGGCAAAATATGCGGTGCCTGTGGTAAGGCCAGTGATAGATATGCCACTTGTGCTGCTTGTGGATCCTGATGCCTGCTGTGTTCCTGATACCGAGCCTACATTTATAGTATAATTGTACGGGTTTGTCTGTAATGTAGATCCGTTTGTTGCTCCTGGAGTGAAAGAGAGCGTCATACTTGTGGCTGACGCAACTGTCAGAGTCACTCCTGAAGGAGCTGATGGAGCAGCTGCACACAGCACAGCAGTGGATGTTCCTCGAGCTCCTTCCCCTAGATTGCTGTTTGTCCAGACTTCTGCATAGTATGTAGTTCCTGCTGTAAGCCCAGAGATTCCTATGCCGCTGGTCGAACTTGTTGTGGTTGGACCTGACACAACCACGTTGTCACTCGATCTCTTTAGGCTATAGCTATAGTTTGTGAGAGTTGATCCATTCAGTGATCCTGGGGTAAACGTCAAACTCATCGTTGTGCCGCTTGTGGCGGCTAGTGTTATGCTTGAAGGAGCACTAGGAACGCCAACAGTTGTGACTCCAGAGGATACTGTTACTCCTGTGCTGCCTGCCACGCCGTTTACAGTATAGTTTGTTTTAACTTCGGCGTAGTAGGTTGTACCAGTGGAGAGGCCAGTTATAGGTATTCCGGATGTTGCTGTGGTGCTTATGTTCTGCTGCCCTGCCACATAACTACTTACAGCATACGACGCGCCTGCCCTTAAACTATAGGTGTAATTATTTATTGTGGCTCCGTTTGTCACTCCTGTAACAAACGATAGTGTGACTGATGTGCTTGAGGCTGCTGCAAGAGTTACAGAGCTAGGTGCAGCAGGGGCAACAGCACACGTGACTCCAGAAGAACTTCCTGCAGCTGTGTTGGCGGTTGATCCTCCAAAAGTATAGTTTGCCACAACATCAGCAAAATAGGTTGTTCCTGTTACAAGTCCTGTTAGTACTGCCCCACTAGTGATGGTTACTCCGCTATATGCAGGCACAGCCGGACCTGTAGATGCTGCTACTGTGCGTAATGTCAGCACATAGCTGTTTATTGTGGATCCGTTCGTAACGCTGCCTGTAAAAGAAACATTCAGGCTTGTTGAAGAAGCTACGGTGAGGGTTACGCCTGTTGGGGCATTTGCCGCTGCGCCGACCATCAATCCAGATGTAAACGTGCCTGTTTCACTGTTTCCAGCTCCGCTAGTAGCGTACACAGCTGCATAGTATGTTGTTCCGTTCGATAATCCTGTAATAGCAGTGTTTCCGACACTCACAGCCACGTCCTGTCTACCAGGCACAACAGTAGAAAGTCCTGAGTTTGTATATAGTGTATATCTGTATCCTGTGATTGCAGACCCTCTCGCTGTTGAGGCTGCAAAGCTTAGAGTTAGTCCTCCATTTACAGCAGAACCGAGCGTTACACTTGCTGGGGCTGTAGGTGTAGTAAATGGTGTCGCTCCTGCCGTGAATGATCCCGCCGTTCCATTTCCTCGCGCTGTGGTTGCGTATACTCTCGCATAATAGGTCGTACCGTTAGCCAAGCCAGAAATAACAGTGCCACTAGGTGATGCTCCTGCCACATCTGTTTTGCCTGCCACGGCAGCTGTCAGAGCAGCATCGGTATACAATGTATAATTATACCCTGTAATAGCTTCTCCTTGAGCTGTTGCTGCTCCGAAAGTGAGTGTAAGTACTCCGTTGCCTGCCGAACCCAGCGACACACTTGTTGGAGCTGTAGGAAATTCGAATGGGTATGCGCTAACAGCGCTACCTGTTCCTGCTCCTAGGGCTGAAGTTGCCCATACATTGACATAATAGGTTGTTCCGTTTGTGAGGCCAGTAATAGAGTTAGTGCCTACCGCAGCAGCTACATTTACCTTGCCTGCGACCGCCGCTGTAAGTCCTGGGTCAGTGAACACAGAGTATTGATAGCCTGTGATAGCTGCTCCTTGAGCTGTTGCTGCTCCAAAAGAGAGCGAGAGTGATTGTGATGCTGACCGAGTTAACGTCACGCTCGTCGGAGCCGACGGAACCGTTGTAGGAGTTCCAGAAGCACTAGCATAGTCGCCATAGCTTGCATTAGAGCTATATACTCTCGCTCTTACATAGTATGTCGTTCCATTAACGAACAAAGCATTCGTAAGAGTTACAGTTGTGTTTGTTGTTGTTACTGCAGAGTAGCTTCCTACGATGTTTGTAAGTCCGCTATTACTATACACGGAATACTCAAACGAACCAAAAGTAGAATGATTTAAAGTTGTGGATGTCTGTGTGGGGAATGTAACTACCAGAGTATTGGATGTTCCGTTACCAGCAACAGTCATGCCAGAAGGAGCCTGAGGAGGAGCGTAGGGAAATGCTCCTGCTGAAGAGGCTGGCGAACTATCTCCAGAACTCAGCGTTCTTACAAATACTCTAGCATAGTATGTTGTTCCATTATTTAAATTTGAATTTGTTACAGTTACAGTTTTAGCCTGTGCAGGCGTAGCCACGTTACTTAATCCTGCTACAGGAGTTGTGTATGCTGCATCGCTAAATATTGTATATATAAACTCCGACAAGGTCCCTCCGTTAAGGTACGTGTTTCCTGCTCCTGTACCAAAAGTAATCACCAGCGTACGAGCTGTACCATTCCCTGCTAGACTTATTGTGTTTGGAGCTGATGGAAGTATTCCTAGTGTTGTGTTCGAGGAGTTCGAGCCTAGGGTGTTTGCTCTGTTTGTGACTTTTGCATAATATGTAGCAATATCTGCAGTTCCTGCATTGGCCAGCAAAGTCGGATTAGATGTAAATGGCAGGGTATTCGCTGTGCTTGTAGCGAGAACTGTAGAGAACCCTGTTTTATACCATTCTATAACAATAGGCAGTGTTCCGTTATTTACGGTGATACTCGGAGCAAAAGCACTGTTTAGCCCTACGTTCGTATTGGCTGCTGGTTGAGCACTAATATTTGGAACAATATTTAGTGCTTTTGCTCTTCCTCCAGGAAATCTAGGCATAGGGTTATACGATAAGATCTCCGCTCAGTACCCACACAGCAGGAGTTGTTGATACACAATGAAGCACAGCAGTCGAATACTGCTGGGCAAGTTTATATCTCCCTCCTGCAGAAACAACGCCGTTTGCCGAGGAGACAGTGTGAAGCGCACTCGCAGAACCATTAACTAGAATTATTTGCGTTCCTTGAGCAACATTTGTAGCTACAGGTGCGGTGATTGTGACTGCGCTTGTTCCTGTGTAGTATACTGTGTTGTTTGCATCTGTCGTCTGCAGTGCGTCGGTTGTGCCAGAACTTACTGTTCTGGTGCTCGGAGCACTATATGGGCCTGTACTTCCCTGAAGTCCTGTGGCTCCAAATACTCCTGTAGCTCCCACTAGTCCTGTTGCCCCTACCGCACCTGTGGCCCCTACTAGCCCGGTAGCACCCTGAAGTCCTGTAGCTCCTGCTGACCCGCCAGGTCCTGTAGATCCTTGAATTCCAGTTGCTCCAGTTAATCCGGTTGCTCCTTGAACTCCTGTGGCTCCAGAGCCTGTGGCTCCTTGCGGACCTGTGGCTCCTGTGGCTCCATTATTAGCTGTCTTTGCATTCACAATACTAGCCTCAATCGTTGTGGTAGTATTGGGAATCATTGTCGCGTTCCCTGCTGCACTGTTGTACATAGAGAACATGTATCCAGAGTATTTTGTTCCTCTGTATACACTGACCAGGAAAGGGCCTCTGTATAAATTTCCTTGATAGAAGGACAATGGACGAGCCAATACAGTAGGAGCTGTGACCGCTGTGTTGGCTCCTATGCTGAGAGTTGTGTTTGTTGTGTATGTCGAGGAACTAAAGCTTACTAGCAACCCTGCAGCTATATTCACATTATTGCTCGTGGTACATGTGACTGCATTATTCGTTACCGTGGCTCCTGCAGTCAAATTAACCAAATTATTAACAGTATATGGTGCGCCTGTTCCTGAGACGATGAATGTGTTCGGAGGTATCCCTGCTCCTTGAATAAATGTGCCTGCAGGCAGAATATTGCCTCCAGTTGTTGAGAAAGAGGTCGTATTCGTTGCTGTTGCTGACACTGTGGTGCTCAGTGAATATGTAACAGCTGTGACTGTTGTTCCTGCTGGAATACCTAATCCTTGAATTCCAACACCTACAGTGAGAGGAGTTCCACTGCAGTTATTCAAACTAAGTGAGTTTGTTGTGCTTGTTGTTGTAACAGTGCCGTAGAACGTGTTGTTTGTGCTTGCGATGTATATGTTGTTTGCTCCTCCAACACCCAGAAGATATGAGTTGAGACTGAGAGGAGTTCCAGCTCCGTTACTCATGGTCAGTGTTGTGGTCGAGCTGGCAGCAGCAAGTCCTGTGTAGTTAGAGCCTGCACAAACAACCTTCCACAAACCTCTCTGTGCTGGAGTTGTTGTTTGTGCTCCCAGCAGAACCAAATCGTTAGCTAGTACCGTGTAGCCATCTATTACAAGAGGACCTGCTGCGGTATAAAGCTGATTTGCAGTTGTCGTAGCAGCAATATTGGTTTCGCTATAGGCTGCAGCATAGTATAATGAAGCAGGAGAGAATCCTGTTGCTCCTGGGATAGTTCCTCCATAAGGAAGCTGTTCGCTAACAAGGTTAGTTCTAGCGACGTTATTTGTTACGTTGGAAAACGGGGTACTTCCTGTAACATAAAGCGTATTACTATCCCATTCTACAGCGTGAGCAGCTGGAGTCTGTAATAGCACGCCAGCCTGAAATCCAATAGGAGATCCTGTGGTAGAACCTGGAGCGAATGTCTGTCTTGCTATATATGTGTTGCCTGCAGTTGTGGTATTGGTTGATCTCTGCCCTATGACTACTGTGCTGATACCTGTATTACCCACAACAATGTCTGAGTTTACAGTAGCAGAATATACATTGTATATATAGTTTACTCTAGTTGATCCGAAGCGTACATAGGCCAAAACACCACTTCTGACTGTGCCTTTATACCACGGAGGTCTCTCAAACGTAGCAGGCGTTCCTGCTCCTCCAAGAGAAGTAATAATCCAAAAACCATTTTGAATATTGCTTGTCTGGGCAGTAAATAGAATGACAGAATTAACCGGCGGACTATACGCCGTATCAAAGGTGATCGGCGAGGCTAGATTGCCTGTGGCGTACGTGTCTCCTGTCATCACACCTGATAGGTTTCCTATCTGTGCGACGTTAACATAGTATATGGGACTGTTTAGGGCATTTAATGCCTCATAAATTCCTGTTGCTCCTGTTCCTCCTGAACCTATGGATACAGGAAGAGTTACTCCTGGACCTGTAGCTCCCTGAGCTCCTGTAGCTCCCTGAGCTCCTGTAGCTCCAACCAATCCTCCAGACACAGGAGCAAAAAGAACAGCGTCATTGTTATTGAATTCGGCTGTTCCTCCGGTAAGGGTAACAGGAAGAAGTATATAATTATTATCAACTAGTGTAGGAGCAGCATTTACAGTCCATCTCTGAGACTTGCTAGAATCCGTCTTTTGTTGAATCACAAAAACGTCGTCTTTCTTTAGCAGAGCCAAAAACATATCAATGTCGTTATTAGAGACATCTTTATGTGACACTAGTATGCTAGTAGCTGCAATTTGAGTGGCTGTGTTATAATATATATGTCCTCCTGTGACACTAAATGTACCTACAGGGGTAGGAAAAACAGCGGTATCTATTTGATAGTTGTAAAAGCTTGTCGACTGGCCTGCAGGTCCCTGAGACCCAGTCGCTCCTTGTGCTCCAGTCGCTCCTTGTGCTCCAGTCGCTCCAGTTGCTCCTGCAGACCCGACGATGCTAAAAGTCCACGGAGTAAGCGTTCCTGTACCTGCCGCAACATCAACAGACAAAGTTAAAGCAGTTCCAGCGAAAGCCGTAATAGTGCCTTCCATGTAGTTTTCAGGAGAGGCTGTGTGTGCGGCACGAACACGACTTCCCACATTAAACGCGGTAGCTGACGATCCGAGACTTGTTGTAAACGCTTTGTTCCCTGTACCTATAGTGAGACTCGATGCTGAGGTTAGTCCTGCATGCCCTAGTCCGGTACTTCCTGTGCTTCCTTGTAGTCCTGTGGCTCCTTGCACTCCAGTAGCTCCAGAGCCAGTCGCTCCTTGAGGTCCAGTAGAACCTTGTATACCTGTGGCTCCTTGCACGCCAGTGCTTCCTGTGCTTCCTTGTAGCCCTGTGCTTCCCTGGAGTCCTGTGCTTCCCTGCGTTCCTGTAGCACCTTGCACTCCAGTGCTTCCTGTACTTCCCTGGAGTCCTGTACTTCCCTGCAGTCCTGTGCTTCCTTGCAGACCTGTGCTTCCTTGAATCCCTGTACTTCCTGTTGATCCGGTTATTCCAGTACTTCCTGTGCTGCCTTGTAGTCCTGTACTTCCTTGCAGACCTGTGCTTCCGGTGCTTCCTTGCACTCCAGTAGATCCTTGCACTCCAGTACTTCCAGTACTTCCTGTACTTCCTTGAATCCCTGTACTTCCTGTTGCTCCGTTAGGAGGTCCCTGGTCTCCTTTTTGCCCTGTAGCTCCAGTTACACCGGTACTTCCCTGAAGTCCGGTAGCTCCCTGAATCCCTGTTGCTCCAGTGCTTCCTTGCCTCCCAGCTCCTGCTCCAGGAGTCCAGCTAGCTCCATCCCAGGTCATTGCCTGACCAGGAGAAGGACTCACATCAGCAAGCGGTCTTCCTTGAATTTTAACAACTTTTGTGGACGTTCCATCTGAAGCGGCAACCACATCGCCGATTAGATCAAGCATTCCTGCGTCTGGCTTGTTAAATGGAGTACTCATGAAGGATATATTAACTAGTTAAATTTATTAAAGCTACACATAATTTATATGGTTAGCTACCAGGGAAAACTCTCCTGATGTGTTTTTAATTATTGTAAACGCATAAAAGTCTATGCCTGCCATACTGCCTGTTGGATTTGCTCCGTTAGGCCATAAAGGATTAGCAACGCTTCCATTTATAGATATGCTGTCGAACACAGTTGTTCCTGTACTTACATCAGCAAAAACAAAAAGAGAAAAACTCACAACTTGGTTCGCATTTAGTCCTGTAGGTGTGGTCACATTTAATGTGTAGGCGGTGTTTACGGCCTGCAGACTAAATATCTGTGATGAGTTAAGATTCAAAGAGACCACCCCTCTGGCTACCCCTACAGTGGGTCCTGCACTATTAGGAGCAGTGCTAGAAAGAACTTCATACACAGGAGGATTTAGCAAGCCTGAGAAAGATGCTGAACCTCCAGCAACTCCACCAATCAGAGCTCTGACAGAAATAACACTGTTATTTAAAGGCACCGAAGACAGGGTTATTTGTCCTTTTGTAGGAAGCGTAGGATGCTGAATTACAGTAAAATTCAATCCAGGAATCTGATCTATTCCATCAATACTTACGAAATAGTTTGCCGGATCTGTTCCATTAAATCCGTCGAATGTAAACGCTGATTGAAATCCATTACCTGTAATCTGAGTATTTACTGAGCCTGCTACAGCTGTAATGGAAATATACCCAGTGGCTCCCGTAGCTCCTGTTGGACCGCCTGCGGGTCCTGTGGCTCCTATTGGACCTGTACTGCCTGTAGCACCAACTCCAGTGGCTCCTGTAGATCCATGAGTTCCGGTAGCTCCCTGAATCCCTGTTGCCCCTGTAGCTCCTTCAGATCCTGTAGACCCTTGCGTCCCGGTACTTCCTTGTGATCCGGTTGCTCCGGTGCTTCCTTGAATTCCGGTAGCTCCCTGAGATCCTGTAGCTCCTTCAGATCCTGTAGACCCTTGAGCTCCTGTGCTTCCTGTGCTTCCTTGTGATCCAGTTGCTCCAGTACTTCCTTGAGTTCCAGTAGCACCTGTTTCGCCTGTGGCTCCCTGAGATCCAGTGCTTCCTTGTGACCCGGTTGCTCCAGTACTTCCTTGAGTTCCAGTAGCACCTGCAGCTCCTGTTGCGCCCGCACCTCCTGATCCTCCTTGAATTCCTTGAACTCCTGTCGCGCCTTGAGGACCTGTAGCTCCTGTAGCTCCTGCCCCAGTTGCGCCCTGTGTTCCGGTGGCCCCTTGAATACCAGTTGCTCCTGTTGCGCCAGCACCTGTAGCTCCCTCAGGACCAGTCGATCCTTGTATACCTGTAGCTCCTTGAACTCCTGTTGCGCCTGTTGCACCAGCACCTGTGGCTCCCTCAGGACCAGTAGCTCCCTGAATCCCTGTTGCTCCTGTAGGACCAGTAGCGCCTCCGCCAGGACCAGTAGCACCTTGAATACCAGTCGCTCCTGTGGCTCCACCTGCATCACCACGATCTCCCTTCGATCCTGTGGCTCCCGTCAATCCTGTTGCACCTGTTTCTCCTGTAGCCCCTGTGGCTCCAAACCCTGTTGCACCTGTAGAACCTTGATTCCCGGTACTACCTGTACTGCCTTGAATCCCTGTGCTTCCCTGAAGTCCAGTAGCTCCGGTACTGCCTGCCAATCCTGTGGCTCCTGCTGTTCCAGTGCTTCCTACTAGCCCTGTAGCTCCGGTACTTCCTCCAGTTCCTGCTGTGCCAGTTGCTCCGGTTAATCCGGTTGCCCCTGTGCTTCCTGCTAATCCGGTACTGCCTGTGGCTCCCTGGGCTCCTGTACTTCCTGTACTTCCTGTTGATCCAGTTATTCCTGTACTGCCTGTGCTGCCTTGAGGTCCTGTACTTCCTTGTCGTCCGGTTGCTCCGGTTGCTCCTGTAAACCCTGCAAGTCCTGTCGCTCCTGTCGCACCGTTTCCTCCACCTCCACCGCTACCTGTACCTGTTACAACAAGATTTGATATATCTAGCAGGTTTTTCCAGACAATATCATTTGTCGTATACTTCCACTGAATTGATGTTCCGTTGTTTCTTAGAGTGATCTCTCGACCGTCTTTTCCTGTACCTATAGCTCCGGCAATAGCCTGCTTCAACAAACCGAAGTCGACCTTTTTGGTTCTGCCGTTCTGCTCTAATATGAGCAGGTCAGGATTATTTACCACTGTCGCGGCAATAAGGTCAGCAATTTTCTCAGTAAGAACAACCATAAATAATAACTATATGTTACTGTAGCCAGCAATAAATTTCAACCTTATTCAAAAGCAAACTATATAAGGCTAAAACCCATCATACAGTGTTTTCCATTTATTTAAAACACTGTTTTCTAGATTAGCTGTGATATCTTTAAAATATGGAGCTAATTTGTCTCTATCTATACTCTTTACTATTTCTGGAATATCTTCTTCAGATTCAAAATAGAATCTCACACTCTTGTGTTCTGGATTGTACCATTCGCAGAGCTTAGCAAGATCTTCTGTAAGCATGCTTCCTCCTCCATGCCCTGTTAGATTGAATAGATAGTCTCCTTTGCTCAGCTCGAGAAGTCTCGAGATGGACGGAAGCACAACAGGAATACCTGCATGCAACGATTCAAAGACAAACAGCTTAGACATTGCATCAGGCTGAGTAATATAGGCCTTGAAGCCAGAGAGCTCGGCTACATTCTTAAACTTTCCGTGATATACGCTGAGTTCTTTCGCTTTTAAACTTTGTCCAAGCAGAACATCGTTTCTATACCCTGGTACGATCATCTCTTTCTGCTCACTCTCAGCCTCTTTCCAGGAATGGCAAGGACTCTCTCCCTCTGGAATAGTGTCTCCCAAAGCTTTTCCTAATGGAGTAATTACAGGAGCAGACAGAACATCAATGCCTCGCTTCAAACACCATATCTTTTCCCAGAAAGTGTAGCATGCTACTCTTACTTGAGGATGGTCCTTGTATCTGTTGAACAGTTCATAGAACTCAGGCTCGTGCCACATAGCATAGTCGAACCTGTTGCATATCCAGATAACGAGCTTTGATTTAAACTCATCCATGTGCTGCAGAATACATCTGGTGATTGCAGATGTATCTGACACAAGCACGTAGTCGTGAGAGTTGATAAGCTCTCTGTGCTGATTCCAGAAAGTTGATGCTATGTCTCTCGATACCGTATAGGCTCCAGGATAGAATGGGAGGTTCGTTACCTGAAATCCCAGAATGTTAAGTATGCTGTACTGATCTTTAAAGCAGCCAGAATGGAAGGAAATGTGTAGAACTTTCATATTCACTGAATCTACAGTGATATTCCTTCTTGTTACAATACAAAACGAGCCAGTCCTATTTTAGTTTTTTCTAGTTTCGAGTAGTAGTCTTCGTGCTCTTCGAGATGATCTTTCGCTATCTCTTTAGCCAGCCTAGCGTTTGTTGTATGCTCTTTCTCGTGCTCCTGCCCTTTTCGAAGTTCTTTTTTGTCGTATTCGCTGTCAGGCAGCTCGTCAGCCATGCCTCCAGAAAGCAGCTCTAGAGCTATCTTTAATGTGGGTGTTCGATGCTTCGGTATCTTGAATGTATCGTCTTTTGGAACACTAGGCTTATTCTCTTTCAGTCTCTTGTCTGTCAGTGGTTTTTCTTTAGCTGTATAGAGGTGATTAAAGTCAGCTGTCGGATCTGCGGCCAGTTTCTGCAATCCTAGCAATATAGAGGCAGCAAAACTATTTCCTGCCTCTCCCTTCTTCTCTGGAAGTTTAGAATGCTTTGTGGCTGCAAAGTCATGAAGCTGCTTCTCAGACATGCTGGAAGCAAGCTCATGTATTTTTTTGTCATAGCTGCCTTTGCCTCTTTTTGCACTAAGCGCCATACCAAACAGTCTTTGTTGTGCTTCGCTTTTAGCAGGCATATTATCGAATATTGTTGTATCCTTTATCTGCCCAGATTTGCTGCTTAGTCATACCTGGGTTGTTCCTCAACAATTGGTCAATATACTGTTTCTTTCTTTGATCTAGTGGCGAACGCTGATTATAGCTTCCCATAATTCCTCTATAATCTGCAGACGGAGCCGCAGGTGTTACAGGCTGACCAGGAGCAGGCATAGAAGGAGGTCTTACTGCAGGTTGCTGTTGTTGTGGCTGCTGCGCTTGAGGTTGAGGCGCATTCTGGAGCTGAACTGCTGGTGTTGTCCGGAAGTTAGCAACAGGAGGATTAGGCCCTTGTCCTTTAGGTACAGGCGATGGAGCAGCTGTCTGAGGTTGCTGAGGATTTACCTGATTATACGCATTATATGCTGCCATACTTAACCAGCTAGGGTCTGCATTTGCCGCTAGTTGAGGATTGCCTGCATATCCTTGCTGCTGCGCTTGCTGAACAAACGCCTGGTTCATCGGAGAGCCTGCAACAGCCAGATCAGGATATTGCTGAGCGAGCCTAGCCTGCTCATTCTGATAGGTAGTCATGTTAGCTTTGTTCTGATCTGCTTGAACCTGGTCACCAAGCAGAGAAGAAGCATATCCAGGGTTACTTCTCCAAATGTGCTCCCTCATCATAGGAGGGATTTCATTATATCCAGGAGTTCTAGCTTGTGTACCAGCAGCAGGTCTTTGAGGAGCCGCTGGAGGCTGAGGACGAGCCACAGGTTGCACTGGAGTCGGGCGGACCTCAGGCTGGTCAATTATTTCAGGAGCACCTACAGGAACAGGAGTTCCTTTTGCTTTGAAGTATGCATTTCTGTCTGCATTGCTTGCCCAGCCTATGCCTGCATCCATATCCTTCTGATATTGATTTTGTCTGTTTTTCTGGGAAGGAGCAAACTGCCTCGTCAACCAATTGGCTTCTTTGGCGAGATACTCTTCCACAAAAGCCACGCCGGCATGCTTTGTTTGCCCTTCAAGAGCCTTACGCTCTTGTCTTTTTCTCACCATTTTAGCGACCTGCGCCAGCAAAAACGCCCCAGCACTAGCTCCTCCTAGAGCAGCAAGTGTTTTGATATTTTTGATCTTATTGTTCTTAACATCTTCTCGAATAGTTTTACCTATCTGAGAGAAATCAGACTCGTAGCCTGTTGTTCTGCCTGGAGCGTGAGGAACTCCTTCGCTCATGATCTTGGCAAGAGCCTCACCCCTATTCTCTCCCATAGTATCCCATGTATGAGCTCCTGGAAATTTACGAACAGTCTCTTCAGCATTAACAGGAAAATGCTTCATATAACCTTCAGGCTTATCGTTAGGCAGAACATTAATCATTCTTGGTACATGTTCTCCTGGCATACGCATCACTTCAGCCACTGTGCTTCCTGGTGTAGCAAAAACGTAATGAGCATCAGCAAAAGCCCCTGGCATATCGTCGATATGATCAAGCACCTGAAGTCCTTTGAATCTCCTTTGTCCTTCTGGGTCTTCTGTAACATACTTCCTGAGTTTCTCGATAAACTCTTTGTTGTCAGGCCATGTATTCGCTTTACCTAGTCCGGTAAGGAATTTGAGATTCACATTGTCTTCGCCATGAGTCTTTCTGAGATTCTCCATAATGTCATCAAGGAAGAATCTCTTGCTAACGTCATAATCACGCCATTGCTGTCCCTTGAGTCTCTCTTCAAGATTATATACTCCAGGACGATCTGCTCCTGGAAGAAGTCCGGCATGCTCTTTAGGAAGCTCGTCAAACACCTGAGGCATCGCGTTACCTCCACCAGTAGTAAGCACAGCATTGATCTTTGCTCCAGGACTCCAGTCTTTCTCTTTAAACGGAGTCTGACCAAACACATCTCTCGTAGGAATGTTACCTGTCATTACTGTAGGAAGCTTACCCTGGTATTGTTCAGGCATAGGTATGCTAGGATCTCCTGGTGTAAAGAACCTATCGTAGCTCTTTGGGTCCTCACGCACAGCCATCCTGTCTCCTCCTACAGTCTCGATGATCTTTCTCTTCAGTTTGTCTGAAGAAGACTCACTTTCACCTCCATGATAGAGAAGCTTGGGACTGATAAAGTTGCCTTCTCTAAAGTCACTGTTGATTCTGTATTTAACCTTTCCTATGTCTGCCAGATCTTTACCTGGAAACGAGTTATGTCCTACATAAATAGAAGCATCGGAGCCTGGAGCATCGAGCAATCGTCGAAATCCTCCCAGACGCTCTTTGTCTGCTGTGCTTGTCCAAGAGTATGGAGTGGCTTCGATACCTTCAGCCTTCAGCATAGATTCTAGCCCTTTAGCTTGATTACCAAAAGATCCTTCTGCTCCGCTCATTACCTGTACTCTAGGAGCAGCCTCTGTATCTAATCCTCTTGTTCCGCCTCCTTGAATAAACCTATAGCCGCCAGCAAGACCAAGTCCGCTGCCAACATAATTAAGATATGTTTCCAGTTTGTGATCATTTTGTTTTTTTTCAGTACTCATGGTTAAATTGATTAGGCTTAAGAATGACTTTTCTCTTTTTTATTATCATATATATGCTTCGCAGCGCCCACACCAGTCAATCCTGCTCCTGCAGCAGTCATTCCAAGTCCAGCGAGACCTGCCTTACCATACATTGCTCCCACCCCTGCTTTTTGTGCCTGCATGGTTTTTAAGATATGAAGAATGTCCTCATCTTTGGTGTTTCTAATATTGGCAAGCACATCACCCTCCTGCTCTACAAGAGCTTTAAATTTTTCTGCGCGCCTCTCAAACTCCTGCATTTTCTTTGATGTTCTATGATCTTTGCCGGGCATCTTTTCCACATACTTGCCATCGTGCATAATATGTTTACCTTTAGCGCCTGGCTCTTTGGCATAAGTCATGTTTTCAAGATTATGCGCACGCATTTCATCGAGCCACTTTAACAATCCTTCACGCTCGGGACCTGTAAACTTGTCGTAATGATCTATGGCTTCTCGTTTGGCTGCCTCTAGAGTAGGATAGGTTGGAGTTGTTTTTGCCTGACTTTTTGCAAACGCTTTAAACCCTTCCTTGTATGGAGTGTTTCCAAGCCCATGGCCGCTTTCAATATAGTCTGCCACAAACTCAGCAGGCATATATTTTCTTCCAAAGTGTCTCGCTAGAAAACCTTCCGTCCCTTCTATAATAGCCTCAGTTTCAGGATTTCTCTTCACATTCATTCTAGGATCCATCAACTGCTTCAGAGCCATTTTGCTGGCAGGGATACTACCGGGAAGACTAAGTGCTCCCAGAGCAGCCAATGGTATACCTGCAATAAGAAACGGGTTAGTCTTTTTCCCTCCGGTTTCTTCTTCGGTTTTGGCGATTTTTTCTAACAGCTTAATGGCTTTACTCATATATTTGCACGGATTTGTTTATTACATTATATGTTGTAGTTTAAATTAACTCAACTCAGATTAAAAGAAAAGCCTGCGCAAAGGCAGGCTCTTTCTAGGTTTAATATGGTGTTTTTAGCTGTTATCGAGGACTTGTTGCATTGATAGCTTGAAGATTACCTAAATAGCCTGCACCAGGACCTCCCATGTTAGCCGCCTGATTCTGAAGCATCTCGTTCGCTACTCCAGCATGGTTGTATCCTAGAGGATTTACATTGGAGGGATTAGCATCGCCAATGTTCAGTTTGGCTTGCCCCATCAAATTATGTCCTCCAACAGGAACAGACTCTCCAGACCAGCCAGGGCGAACAGCATCAGGACGGCTAGAGCCTGGGTAAGGAACATTCACACCCATCATCTGCTTCAACGGGGAAGCACTGTGTTGAATATATGATGCTGACGCCTCTTGAGGCGTTCTCTTTGGTTGCTGAATATAGGCTGCATCATTTCCAGAGATGAGTGGCCGCTGCAATGGCGACGGAATTCTACCAGGAACGGTATTAGCTGACTTCAGTAGAGCAACTGCCTGTTCGTCAGTATAGCCAAACTCATTTGCCTTTTTAACAAAGCCGTACAGATAAGATTTTTCGATGTTATTCATAGTTATTGCGGTTGTTCTAATAATAGCAGCCAAATATAAAAAATTAAAGAGTTTTTGATACCTTTCTCTTTCCGTAAGCCTCTAGCAGCTTTTCTTTAACTGCGTCTGCATCTTTGTTTATTTCTTTTTCATCCAGTCGAAGCACAACATAGCCTGCTTTCTCAAGCCTCTTGGTCTTTTCTCTGTCTTTATACTCTTTCATTGCTCCGCTATGCCAGTAGGTGCCGTCAGCAAAAACAACCACATTAGGAGCTATAAATATGTCTGCTACAGTAATACCTAGTAGCGGTTGTTGAGTGACGAATGCTATATCTAGAGCAGCTAGTATTTCTTGTAGCTTAAGCTCTATGCTTGTTTCTTTCCTGTCTCCAGACAAATAGCCTTTTATGCTAGCGCATTTCGTGCTGCAGGTTTTGCCTTGTCTCATTCTTTCTGTCTCTCTGTTCCATATCTTTCCGCATATGGAACATTCATGCGTTTTATGCCTCATTAAGCGATTATTTCTTTTATTACATTTCCAAATACATCGGTAAGCCTGAATGGTCTGCCGTTATACTCGTAGATTAGCTTTGTGTGATCAAACCCCATGAGCTGCAGTATTGTAGCGTGGAGATCGTGAACATGTACCACATCTTTCACAGATGTCGAGCCGATCTCATTTGTCTCTCCGTATTTCTGTCCGCCTTTTACACCACCTCCACTCATCCATATGCTAAAAGCTTTGCCGTTATGATCTCTTCCTGGTGCCCCAGCCCCTCCTCCAGCAATGCTCGTTCTGCCAAACTCACCTCCCCAAATCACTAGTGTAGAGTCTAGCAAGCCTCTTTGCTTGAGGTCTGTGAGCAGCGCACTAAATGCCTGATCATATCTTCCTGCTGTTCTAGTCATGTTTGTTTTGATGTCGCTGTGGTGGTCAAACCCTCCCACATTTACCTGAACCATCCTCACCCCTTTCTCTACAAGCCTACGAGCAAGCAGCATTCTTGCTCCCTCTTCTGTGCGTCCATACAAATCTTTTATTGTCTCAGGCTCTCTGCTGAGGTCAAAAGCATCTGTAGCCTCAGTCTGCATCTTAAAAGCCACCTCAAAAGCCTCTATTCTAGACTCTAGCTGCACATCTCTTTGCAGCTGCTTCATGTGATCGAGATTCATCATTTTTGAGAAATCTATCTGCCTTCTCTGCCTGTCGAGAGTAGAGAACTCGCTGCGTATGTTGTTGAGAGCCTCTTCTGCTCTCATACCGAGCTTATAGTTTATGTTACACCCTTGATACATGCCTGGAAGAAAAGCGCATTGCCTCCAGGTAGCGTCACCATTCAAGGTTACAAAGCCTGGCATGCTCTGATTCACGGTTCCAAGACCATACACGAGCCATGAACCTAGGCTTGGCTTTGGCAGCTGTGTAGAGCCTGTGCTCATCATCTTTTGAGCAATGCCATGGTCTGGCACATCTGTCTGCATAGAATTGATGATAGCCATATCATCCGCATGTTTACCCAGCTTTGACCATACCTCAGATATCTCTAGACCTGATTTGCCAAATCGTGGAAACTCAAAAGGAGAAGCAAGCAGCTGTCCTCCTCCATCATTCACTCCATCTCTTTTTTTTAGCTCTGGCTTAAAATCAAATGTATCAAGATGAGAGGGTGCCCCTGTAGCAAAAAGATGAATCACCGCCTTTGCTTTTACAGGGAAGTGAGGATTTTTTGGTTGCAGTGGGCTTGCTCCCTCGGATGTTGAAACACCGAACAGTGAGGCTAGTGAAAGACCCCCAAGGCCCCAGCCAAACTTGGTGAGCAGCTCTCTTCTAGTTGTAGGATTAGTGTCGTGATTACCGCAGTCTTGCATAGTCTTTTGTGGTTTGTATAATCTACTTATGAAACGTATCTGGTATATATGGTCCAAGGCAATTGGCGAAAAGTCTCACAAAGACAATGAAATTGCAGATCAAATAGCAATAATAAGAACTTTAATTATTTTTTGCTATATAATCACCAACATCTTCATCGTTGCTGGAATAATACGCCACTGGTGACTAGGTGAGCAGGTCGTGCATAACACTTCCGTTATACACGATTTTTACAGGCCTTCCGCCTCCTCCTTCAAGAGTACCTTCAGGGTTGATGCCTATCTGATGGTATAGTGTGGCAGCGAGATTCTCTACTGTTACAGGCTTCTCATCAACATCATCTCCTGTGACGCTAGACTGACCATACACTAGTCCTTTTTTGAAGCCTCCTCCTGCAAAAACAACAGAGAACACTCTAGGCCAGTGATCTCTACCTGCATCTTTGTTGATCTTTGGAGTGCGTCCAAATTCAGAACTGATCATCACCAGTGTAGAGTCTAGCATGCCTCTCTGTTCGAGATCAGTTATCAAGGTGGAGTAGGCCTGGTCAAAAGCAGGTAGAGCCTTGCTTATGCCGTTGCCTATTGTTGTGTGCATGTCCCAGCCGCCGTAGGTAACAGACACATATCTAACCCCTGCCTCTACCATTCTTCTGGCCATAAGAAGTCGCTGACCTGCCTGGTTTCTTCCATAAGCATCTCGCATAGCCTGAGTCTCACGATCTATTGCAAAGGCCTCTCTGGCTTTTGGAGAAGCTATAAGGTCATATGCCTGCTGATAGAAAGTATCCATAGCAGACAAAGAGTCGCTCTTTTCTAGATACCTGAAATGACTGTCCACTGTATCGAGTATGGACCTTCTTCTGTCAAAGCGCTCTTCCGATACGTTTGATGAAAGATCTCTTACCTTGAATCCCTCGGCTGCAGGATCGCTTCCCAGACTGAATGGTCCGTATGCTGTGGGCAAGAAGCCTGCGCCAAGAGCATCTGTGCCGTTATTCTCCATCTTTTGAGGTATACAGACATATGCAGGCAGGCTGTTTCTTCCTCCCTGCTGTTGAGATATTACAGAACCAAAAGATGGATAGGTTATAGCAGGAGAGGGCTTGTAACCTGTAAACATACTAGTTACTCCTCGCTCATGCGCAGCTTCGCCGTGGGTCATCGAACGTACAACAGTCAGCTTGTCCGCAATTCTAGCTGTTTTGGACAGATGCTCAGAGAAATGTATTCCTGGGATGCTTGTGGCTACAGATTTTAGAGGTCCTCTATACTCAGAAGGAGCGTTTATTTTTGGATCCCATGTTTCCTGTGCGGCTGCTCCGCCAGGAAGAAATATATGAATAACCGAGCTAGCCTTTGGAACTGTTGCAGACTCTGCCTGTAGTTTAAGCACGTCTCCCAGACTCAAGCCTAGTCCACCAAACAATCCTGTGTATAGAAATTCACGTCTGTTCATATTATTTGTATGTTTTGGGTTTAGCTGTTCTGCTCTTCGGTTTTCTTATAACTGCTCTCTTTTTCTTGCCTGCTGCTTTCTCTTGCATTTCCTTAAAAAGCTCCCACTGCCACCAGCTAAGCCAGAAAAAAGTAACGCTGATTCCAACATTTAAAATCACTTCTGTAACTGGAGGTGCGCTAAGAGTGAGTACATTCGCCGAAGCTCCGCAAATCACAATAGATAGTCCTCCTTTAGCAAGCCAGGCCTTCACGCTATTATCCCAGACAGGATTATCAGGATCACCGAATATGTGAATGAGCAGTCCAAGAGCAGAAAGGGACGTGGTTATATTGGCAACGGCATTGATGGTGGTCTCTGTAATCATATTAGTCTATCCTTGGTACATTTCTTTTCCTGGGCTTTCTTCTTCTGTAAGAATAGGCTGTCTTTTGTGCACTTTCATGCAGCTCTTTGTGCGCAGACTCTGGAATGATTTTTCGACTAAAATATTCGATGCCTCTCAGTCCAAGGAAACCAAGCAGAAAAGCTATTCCATAGTGGTAGTGTGTATTGTCTAACTTTGTTACGTTAACCACAATAGGAGTTAGATAGTTAGCGCTGGCTGCTCCTCCTATTAAACTAGATATTGTTCTTGTTAAGTTTACCGCTGTATCCTTACTTGTAAGCAATATAGCGCCAAACAACCCACTCATGAGTAAACCTACATCTATACCGTACTCTTTTAGGTTGTTTTGATTCATATTATTTCTCTTTGTCTGCGTTAGGCTTTTTCTTTTCAGTTTTTGGTCTGCAACTATCCTCACTATATGCTTCTTTTCCAGGAACAGGTTCATAGCCTTCCCAGCATCTGCCTGACCCTTGCTTTACATTTGCTTGTGGAGGTCCGGCATATGGTAAGCTCAAAGGTTCTTTGAACTTACCGTGGTATTCTCTAAATGATTTATCAAACCCAGGGTTATTTTTCCGTAAATTTTTAGATAGTGGACGGCCAACCATTTTAAATGGATCAAACTCTGGAGAAATTTTCTCAAGAGTTTGTGACATATATTTTCCTATGGGAGCCATTATAGGCATAGCCGACTGATTAAATTTTTGCACAGCCGCCATGTGGTCAGGGAGGCTAACATCTAGACTTTGAGGAAGTGTGAGCCCTTCGGTGTGTATGAAATCCTGTAATGGTGCAATTAGATTAGTCCCCGTCCGGTATGTATTATATCCTGCACTTGCAGTAGGTGTGTATTTTTGCTGTAGAGCTTCAGGAACTCCGAGCCGTTGCATCTCTCTCAATGCATTCGTATTTGCAGTGTTTTCTAGTTGTAGTGAAACTGCAGGCATTTTAGTTTTAAGCTCTTGTGTCATAGCCGAAGGATGAGTAGTCATTTGCCTGTATGCCTCCAGTACCTTATCTTTATCTAAAAAATGTCCATATTCGTGCCAGAACTTCGCAAGTGGGGAGAATCCGTCTTTTCTATATTTTCCAGTTATTTGAATCATATTTTCAATAGGCGAGTATTCTGAAGTGCCCATAACTCTACGCAATTTACCTCCAGAGGCTTTAAAGTTTCTTAGTATGTTTTTACTAGCCGACAGAGTCATTGCCTGTTTCTCTGTGATCGATTCACTATGTTCTGTAACAGGTTTGCTTTGACTGGCTGCAGAAGCTGCTTGTTTGCTCATTAGTGCACGCAGCTGAGAAATTAGAGGTTCTATCTGATGCTCTGTATGATTATAGTTGATAACCCCTGGAAGCTTCCTGAACTTCTCAATTCCAGGCTCCCAGAAGTCTACTACCGCTCTCGCTTTCATTTGCTTTTCTAGAATTTCTTCTGGAGAAAATGTGACACCTTTCTTTTTAGCTGAGCGAGCAATTCTTTGAGCTATACTTTGCTCAGGATCTCCTCCCACAAGAATATGTGCTCTATATTTTGCGAGCTCTTCAGGAGTCATATGTCCTAACTGAGCTCCCTCAATAATTGAAGCGGGAGGACTGTTATCTATAGTGTGCTTGTTTGCTCTGTGTACAAGGTCTGTATAGAACTTGTGCTCGTCTGTGCCTGGGGTTAGCGACTTTTGCCAGCGTCCGTGGTCATCTTTAGTAACATATTCTTTAAACTCAGGATGCTTATCCACACTATGCAAAGGTAGACCAAGTTTTTCAGCTATCGTTTGCGCCAGTGTAGTTTTTCCTGCTCCGCTGTGTCCTGTGACTAGAATAGATTGCGCCGGATCGGCAGCAGCTTGTTTATTCATCAGTGCACGCAGCTGCTCTATCAAAGGCTCTACCTCATGCTCTGTGTGATTATAATTAATTACACCAGGAACCTTTTTAAACTTCTCCATTCCTGGACTCCACGAGTCAGCTACCATTCTGGACTCTAGCATTTTTCTATCTAGATCTTCAGGAGATAAGGTTATTCCTTTTTTAGCTGCTTTGTCTGTCATACGCTGCAACCGCTGAGCTATAGACTGCTCAACGTCACCACCCACAAGAACATTAGCCATATATTTTTTGAGCTGTCTTGGTCCTAGTGTGGTTACCTGTGTACCTTCAAGAACAGCTGGACCCTCCATCTCTTTCAGAGACTTGCCTACAATCTTTCGAATATCTTTGATATACTGCTTATTCTCAGCGGAACCTGGAGTTAGAGCGAGTCTTTCATAGTCAGGTCTACTCTCTAAATCTGCTCTTAGATTGTCCCAGCTCTCCTGAGCATCTACTCTATGTAGTGGAATATTTAATTTCTCTGCTAGCGCTTTAGCTAGTGTGCTCTTACCAGCTCCGCTGTGTCCTGTAACCAGTATAGTCTTACTTGGATCAGCTGCTCCTTCTTTACTCAGCTTATCCCATTGTTTCTTGTCTGGATAATCCTCGTCTCCAGGCTTAGCTGCTTTCTCTCCACGCTTTCTTTTTGCATGAATATTTGCCCATAAACCAGGCCGCTCACCAGACTGCTTTTCGTTCTTTTCAGTTTGTTGAAAAGACTGCTCTGTTTTTTCAACAGGAAAACACAAGTCACCTTTCACCTCATACCCTTCAGGCACACTATATCCCATATCCTTGAGATATTCACCACTGAATGCTTCTCCCTTGTCTATAAGCTTAGCCACCTCTTTAGGTACCCCTGCCACCTTCTCGATATACGAGTATATGTCTAGTACTTCGGCGCTTTTCTCCAATCCAGTGTATTCCTCAATATCCAGATCATAACCAAGCTTGCCCAGCAGCTCCAGGTCTTCGGGATTTGTATACTCCTCACCATTCACATCTATAATCCCTGTGCTTCTTCTATACTCTGCAGTCTTTCTGCTTGGTGTTCTGATGGGTTGAGTAGCTGCTGATCTATATGCATTAGTGCCACTCAGCTGAGGAGCAGGAGGCGGCTGATTGCTTGGAGGTGCTTGAGGTTTTGGTGCTCCTTGTTGAGGAACTGTGGGACTCTGTACAGGTTTGAAGTTTTTGTCTGCTACGCTAAATGACGTGGTCATTGGGTTGCCTCGAGCTACAGGCACACCTACCTGCTGAGGCAATACCCCCAGATGATTCTGTGCCACCATACCAGGAACACTCGGAGACACTGAATGAGCAAGGGCGATCTTTTCAAATAGCTCTCTTATAGAATGCATAATTTTTATTTTTTGTGATGTATTTGCCTATTCTAAGACAAAAAATGTTTAAATTGTGCAGAAACAGGACAATTAGATCTCTCCACTCCTCCTTCTCTCCATCATTCTCTTAGCATGATCTGCAAAATCTATTTTTTTATTTTTAAAATCATTCAGCATGATCTGCTCTAGTTTGTTTAAAGGTACCTGAGGATTACTGTGTATTCTTCCAAGCATCTCAGGAGCGAGGTCATGCTGATAGTAGCTATTGATTGCTCTTTCTCTTGCAAGATGTCCTGAAAATGCTCCTATGCCTGCTCCAACCAATCCTCCGGCCGTGGCTCCTCTTAGGGCAGATGAAAGTCTGCTTTTCCTGATCTTCTGTCCTGTTCTAGGATCTATACGAGTGTCTGGATCGATCACACCCCCTATTCCTCCAGCCAGTGCTCCTGCAGTTCCTCCCACAGCTGCTCCTCCAGTTCTGAACCCTGTTGCTTTCGACCGTATGATATCCATGGCCTTCTGTTTTAGTTCTGAGCTTATCTGAGCTGCAGGAAGAGTGTTTGCTTTTTTAATAAAGCTAATGATGTTGTTTTTAAATTCAGGGTTCATACAGATATTATATAGTGTATTTTAACTGGCTGATAGCTAAAAAAAGGACTCATTTCTGAGTCCTCTTTCTCGCCTTTTCTTCCTGATAGGGCTACTACCAATAGCCTGCGGCTTCCTGTTCCCTCTTTCTCTCCTCTTCCTCAAACTTCAACAAAGCTTTGAGGTCCTCCTCGTGCTTCTGCACATCGAGCTCTTTTTCCATCCAGGCAAGGCTATCTTTCCAGGCATCCACCCTGGCCTGACAATATTTCGGAGTGAATTTCACAGCATCCTCTTTAAGAAGACACTCTTTAATTTCAGCTATCGAAATCTCGAGCTGCTCCATATAGGAGGGCCACTCAGGCAAAGGCTTTTCTACAGCCCTCGGCTTTTCGTCAGTTTTCGGCTTTTCCAGAGGCTTGTTCTCTTTCTTCGGAGCCTCAGCCTTCGAGTTCGTGAAGGCTTTGATGAGTTTCGCTTCAGAGCTTTCCTCGTTTATCTCGGCCTCGGCCAGAAGATCCAGCTGACGCAGCATGCAACCAATCACATCTGAAGTAAGAGTCACTTCGCTTCTATAGAAGAATCTGACGTCTACTCTCACCTCATCAAAGTTCGCATTCATTGCTCTGAGACCTACCAGGTAAGCCTGCGCTTCCTTAATAGTATCAAAAGGCTCGAACAATCCTCCGATTGCGGTACCAGTATGATCATAATCCAACAACGTTACTTCGAGGTTATTAACTTTCATAGTTTACAGGGGTCTAGTTTTTTCGTGGGTTTATACTTGCTCTTCAACAATGCAACGTTGCACTGCTCTAGCTGCTCCTCAAGTTCTGCTACTCTAGCTGTCAATTCTTCAGCCTTTGCCTGCTCTCTAGTGAAACTCACAGTAAGTTCTTTGATTCTCTCAAAGTCTTTGTGCGAGTCTCTTCTGTAGAAGAAGAGGCTGGTGCTGACATCAAAACAAACAAAAAGCAGCGCGATTGCGGCTGCCATGTATAGCGTTCTTGTTCTCATGGGTATGGTAAAAATGAGACGCAGTATTACGTTTCAATGTATTATCCCAAAAATAACCGCGAAGTTGGGGGGGGGGGGGTCAATACCTAAAAAAAGGAAAACCCCCGCCCCGATTGCTCGGGACGAGGGCTGTTTTTGGGGGAAGGTCTAGTCCTCCTTGTTTCCCTTTTTAGTCTTGGCTGTTACGCCTCGACGGGGACCGCTCTTGAGAACATCCGGATTCTTTTTCCTTACTCCATCAGGACCCACGATATAGAAGTTCGGATTGACTGGTTTGCCGCCCATCGTCTTCTTCAGTTCTTTGCGATGGATCTCGTTTTTGACTTTGCTCGATTTGTTGGCCATAGGTTTGTTATGCTTGGGTTGTTACTGCGGTTGTCACTGAAGTTGTGGTTGCTGTGAAGCTCTCTGTGTTTGCTGGAGAAATATCCTGCTCCTTGATAAACTTGCACCCTTTGGCGGTGAGCTTATACTTGTTGCCGATCTTCTCGATCAAACGCTTTTTCTTGTTGGTTGTGTATGTCCAACTATTCAGCTGCTGAGGACTGATGTCGCGCTGCTCGATGATATCCTCTTTGGTGAGCAGAATACTGTGATAGTTCTGTGAATCTGTATCCACAAAAGCACCAAGAATCTCACGCTCGAGGGCAGAGCAACGCTCGTTGACTGGATTGGTTTGCTGTGCAGTTACCGGCACACTCACACCCACAAGAGCCTGCATGCTTCCAAGCAGGCCTGTGTATTTTGTCAACTGCTCGTCGATCTTTGCAATTTCCGAGAGCAATTCTTCGCGCTTGCCTCTCAGAATCTTCATGCCCTCGACAGCTTTTTCAAGAAGCATCAAACCTTCCATAGGGTTATGACTTTCTTGCTGACTTACTGATCTCTCAAACGTTGTTTCTAGCATTTTTTGTTTGGGTTGGGTGACTACATATCCGAATACACAGAACGTAGTTATTTTCTTTCTATAGGAAAAGACGAACTTCTCCACTAGAGCTTTGTTATGCTGCGCTACCTCGTCTATAAGCAACTGGCTTGTCATCTCGATTTTATCCTCGATGCTAAGACAATTTAAACTATAAGCAACTGCAGCCTTGCTGGTTGGTTGTATTCCTTGAACAGCATGCACAGCAAGTGTGATTGCTATAAAACTGTTCACTGAACACAATTTGGTGATGCAGGCTTGAATATTACTCAGGTTACCATCTGTTAGTGGTCCTGTTAAATCAAACCAGGCAAAGGTGGGTTTCTCGACAAATCCTTTCTTTAACAATGAATGGAATATGTCGCCTACATGGTGCTCCCATAATCGTTCTGGATACTCTCCTATCCCTGTATCTTCCTTGAGATATTCATAGTCGAACGTGTGGAGCTTCAGCTTTGATTCGCCACGATCTTTTTCGAGCCTGAGAATCCTATCTAGAATTCTTTCTCTTTCCTGCTCTCCAGAACAGGCAGGCATCGTAAAGATCTGGCTATCTACTGAAAAATTATCTCGAATGAACGGTTCAAGATAAACATCTAGCTTGTCGTACGAAGCAACCTTTTCAGGCGTGCCCATGACATCAAGAGGATTTCTCATCTGCGAAAAAGTGCACCCAGAAGGAATCGAACCTTCATCAACGGATTAGAAATCCGCTGCTCTGTCCGTTGAGCTATGGGTGCGTTTTTTACCGATGCTTGTTCAAGAACTCGGCCACATGATTTTTGGCGCTTGTGTACTCTGACGAGCCTGGACTGACAGGCTCTGTGCGAGTGCTCCAATACACCTCAATATCTGGCGAAGAGCTGAAAGGATCTCCGTAGTATAAAAGCAAAAACTCACCTTTACGGTAGGTATTCACTCTGTACACAGAGACATTCAAACTCCGATACTCTTCCGTCACCTTTACTTTATGAGGCATCACAGGATTTTTAGTCTTACTGCTGCCTCTAGTGCAAAGATGGAGGAAATGCATCCAAGTAGAAATACAACACAGGCTTCAAACCCAGGCAAGTCAAAAAACCTAATTGTTGAAAAATCGATCAAAGCCAGTACGGTGAACGCAATGCCAAACACTGAGTTGCTGCGTTGCCGGCTATCTTTATATTCCGAAGAGCTCGTAAGTCTAGAGTTCATAATTAACAGGGTTGAGGTTAAACCAAGGTGGTGCCGATGGTGGGACTCGAACCCACACGAGGATTGCTCCCCAACGGATTTTAAGTCCGTTGCGTCTGCCATTCCGCCACACCGGCATTGAATCTAAAAAAGAGCAGAGTTGGCCCGGTGGGATTCGAACCCACGACCAAGGGATTATGAGTCCCCTGCTCTGCCGCTGAGCTACAGGCCAGTTCTACTCTCTTCTAGTGAGGGGGAAAGTTTACCCACTCTATTCATAATATTATACCACAAATAACCCCAAAAATATATGACTAGACTGGTATCTTTCTGTGCTCTGACTCCTGTATTTTTGCTGTATTATTTAGCAGCTCTTTTATTTTTGCAATCTCATTACGAAGTTCTTCAACTTCTTTCTTGAGCTTGGCTTCATCTTCTTTGTTTCTTATATGGTCTGTAGAACCGTAGCTTGTGTAGGAAGCATATGTAAATGGAAATTCTTGCTGCCCTGCCGCACCCACACCTACGACAGGATATGCAAACCCAGAAGAACCTGCAGAGCTGATTGCATATCCTGGATATCTAGCTAGTCTGTTGTCAGCCTCGACCAGGTCAGCCACAGTGAGAGGAGCAATAGGAGTGGCTCTCATCTGTCCGTAAGATGAGGCAGCTAGACTTGAGGCTACTCCGTGATCTTGCAGACCATAGGCATCGTTGACTATGTTCTGTGCAGCTACCTCTTGTTTAATGGCTTCTCTTTCCATAGCAGTAAACTATTTCACCGATTCCTCCTTCGTCTACAATAAAACACGACTGCCTTGATATATTATTGAGTCCCATTGCCTCGCTATGTTTGTCTCCTCGTACTGTTGTGCTCAGCATATAGTGCTCAAACTCAGCATACTCACGCATCTCTAGATGGTGCTGATCTGCGGTCAGGAAAACCTTTTGAGTTACACCTATAAGTGTTTCTGGCTTACTCAAGAAGAGATTTGCTATATAGCTTTCTCTTGCCTTACCAGAAGAAGGAAGCCTTCCCTTGTACTCTGCGCTATAGCCGTGAGAGGCTACAAACAGAGTATTCTTTACTTTAAATAATCCATGGTCTGTTTGAAACACATCAAACTCTATTCTTTTTTCTGTCCTATAGTAGGCCTCGAGTGTTTTAAACAATACCCAGTCTCCAAAGTCGTTGTGATTTCCTTTAACGCTTTTGACTTTAACTTTCGGGAAAAGCGTCAGAAGTGTGTTGATTAGATATACGATGCTGTCGAAGGCGATAGTGAACTGCTCCTCCTTGATGCAATCGTGAACAAGCATAGTTCCCTTGGTAGTGAACCCTGCTCCTGTCGTATGGAGAATATCGCCCAATGAAGCAAGCACGCACTCATTAAGCCGATAAGATCTATTTTCAACAATTTTTCTGATTTCTTCTGCATAGTGTTTGATACATTCGGCGGCTTCTTTTGAGCTATATCCTTTGTCTCTGTAAGATTCTTTACTGTTTGTTTTTGCTCCAAAATGAACATCAGACAGACCAACAATAAGCGCTTTATCGTCAAAGCCTCTATGGTTGCTTTTTAGATATTGAACAGGCAAATAAGCAGGAGGTTCCCAATTCTCGATGAAATTGGCGAAGGGATCAAGCACTCCTTGCTGCAACTTATTCCATTTTTCTGCGGAACTTATCGTGTCTTTCCAGCTCTTTTTCTGGAACTCTTGATGTAGCTGGAATTTCTTTTTTTGTAGAAGATCTGAGGCAATCTCATCAACACCACGCTCCTGCAGCTGCTCATTGGTTATCGGCTCTGAGTCGTGAGTTACCTCAAGAACACGCAACACCTCTACTAGATAGTTTCTAGGAATAGCGTAATTCCTGGATATTTCATTGATGGTGTGCTTATTGTTATACCAGTTTGAATAGTTTTCCTTGATGCCTCTGACAACATCACCGCTCAACACAACATTACTGTTGGCTGTTTTAAGATACATTACGTATGTATCATCGGCTTTGTTGTAGGTGTATTTCTCGGTAAATTTCAAACCTAGGGGTGTACCGTTATCGACGTGCCCTTTTTCCTCAGTCTTGTGTTGGGACTTGCCCATTTTTCTCAAGACTTCTTTATTAATTTCCACAACATCTTCCAGATCATACCCTTGACTCACAAGATATTTGGCAATTCCCTGTTTACGCTTTTTTAGCTTGATACAGTGCTGAATAAGGTCGGTTTTCTTCATTTTTATTTTTTGTGAAACGAATGAGTTTTCTCAAAAAAAGCTGGATATTCTTTATTTTTAGCTATTTGTGTCTTGAACAGTCCTTGTACAAACTGAGTTTAGAATACAGATTTTGTTGAAATGCTCTATGACTGTACAAATAAATCGAAGCTAGGCAACAGCTTTTTAGTTGTAACCCAATAAAAAGCTGAATGCTGCTGCTCCATCTCCTTGTGCCTCTATTTCAATCACAATACTTCCTGTCTGTCCAGGACCTACTCGACCTAAATCTCCATAATTTTTTAAGGCTGACGGTAAGTAAGCAGGCAGCGGTTTAGTACTCGCTTGATTCAAAAACTCAAAGATTTTAACGCCATTCCATTTGAGGCGTACAAAGCTTCCGATACCAAATGCAGATATGTTGCTGGTAGGCAAAAACGCTATATATGGATACTTGTTTCCGTCAGCGTCTGCGCTCCCTATTCCAGGATTTGCTGCATCCACGTAATCGTTCCTATAGCAGACAACCAGAGTCATCTTGGAGTATTTGCCTGTTACTTCAAATGAGACATCTGTAGCTGAGGGTATAGTTGTATTCTGTTCTACAATCCATTTCCCAGGCATACCACTGACTGCGTCGCCTATTCTTGAACTTGTGAAGTTCAAAGGACACAAATCGAGATTCGATATTAGTTTGCTTACTCCTAGTGTGGCTGTGCATGTGGTCCAGAAACTTGCAGGAGGAATTACAGAAGCTGTCCTACCTATTACTGTGTTTGATCCTCCTCCAGCAATACCATTACTCAAGCCTCTAAGCCTTATCGAGTAGTTAGTATTGTCGGAAAGTCCTTCTATTTTTAATGGACTGGCTGTACTTGCCGGAATTCTTTCCGTCCAAGTATTACCTGCGTCAGTGCTGTATGCGTAGTTTGTCGCTGCAGGGTTCGCTCCTGCCGCTGCTGGAATGAAGCTGACTAATAGTTCTCCTGCGTCCGCAGCAGCAACACTACTTATGGTTGGTGCGTCCGGAGAAGGTATTGTGTACGCATAAACTGTATCTTGTGTAGGCAGTCCTTTATTTCCAAGAAAATCAACTGCTCGGATTTTCACATTAAAAGTCATCCAAGGATGCAGCTGTGTTACGTATATTGGAGACGCAGTGCTGTCAATTCCTCTATGGTTCCATAGCTGCCCTCCGTCCAGACTATATTCGTAAGTTTTGATAGGAATACTTCCAGCTTTCGCAGGAACAAAGTTTATCATTATTGATGTGTATCCTCCTATTACGCTTGCGATGGTAGGTGCAGCAGGTATGGCGACCACAGCCTCACGCCCAGTTATATCATACAGCTGCTCGGGACCAAGATCATCTAGAGCCTCCAGATCAGTGACGAGCTTCTTGACTTCGTACTTTAAAGACTCAAAGATCTCCGACAGAAGTTCTGGAGTTCTTGTCACAAGCTCTATAGAGTCTGTTCTGTAGTAAGAGCTGTCTTCAGAAGGAGAATCCTCAGAAAAATCTTCCAATTGAACAGGAGTACACACGGCGACAAAAGTATCCTCAAACAAGCCTTTCGCAAAATTTCTTGTTCGTTGATTGACAAAGATTTTGGAAGACATACCCTGAGGCTGCACAGCTTTAACAACCAACTTATAAGAAAAGATGTCAGGCAATTCAATGGTACTACTTTTAGATAATTTTATGCTTTTTGCCATTTGACTGTAAGAAAGTTGTTGCTAGGAGCTAGATATACTATACATTAAGCGGACATTACGGAAAAATCAATAAAATTATGACACCCACAGACAACATAGCAGGCTACAAAACAGGAGATCTAGTCGTCGGGAGTAGCGACCCAAGCAAGTCGGTCTATTCTGCTACAGGAGCGAAAAACACTCAGTCAGGAGTTAGCCTGTATGGTAATCCTGAGGCTATTGCAGAGCAAGGTAAAGCGATCGTTACTTCTCTTATACGTAACGGAGGCAAAAGGCTAGTTACTCACGGTCAACCCAAAACCTCCAAGAAAAAGGGAGCTAAACAGAAAACATCAGACTCTTTTCAGTACTCGTTTTCCGAGTATATCCCGGAAGAAACACAAACACCTCAACAAGAGGTTGAGGAAATTAGACTACAAACTATTCAGTTTGAAAACAGTTTTGGTAAAATTAAAGCCAAAGTAGAGCATGTCATAGAACATAGTCTCGCGTTCCTCCTCATCTTCAGTGATGAGGACTCTGTTGTATTTGAGCCTAAAATTGGAGAGACGCTGCTTCTACATACGGCAGATAGGTACACATTCTCGGTATATTACCCAGGAGTTATTTTTGACTCGCCATCTGGACATAAAAGATTTATGATTTTGTTTAAAGTGCCCGAAGAAAATCAAGAATAATTTATGGAAAAACATGGCATGCTTACAGACGAATCGCTTAGCGATTTTGACAATACTAAGAAAGCAGAGTATTACGATGCAGAGGGATTCAAGGTAGCTGATGAATCAAATAAACATAAGCTGACTCGCCCCGAAAAAATTGAAAATTTAAAAGAACAAAATCTTAATGATTAACTCCGACGACCCTCAAAGTTACTTTAATCTAGCTAATAGTGGTAGAGACCGCTATTCTAATCCTTTTTACAACATACCTCTTCAGTACCTTCCGATGAATATCGAAGGTATGCTTTTGTGGGCAGAGCATTTGCTTTTTAGAAACGGCTTTTATAAGCAAGCTCTGAATAGAATAGCTAACTATTTTATTACATCTTTGACTGTAGATTGTGATGATGAAGAGGCCAAAAAGAAGTACGTTGAAATTCTTGATAAGCTTCAATGGAAAAAAGTTTGCTCTAAAGCTGGCTTAAACCTGCTTGCTTACGGTAATGAGTTTGTAACTGTAAACCAAGGATTTTACAGATATCTTACTTGTCCTAGCTGTAAGAAAACTTCAAATATTGATAAACTTAACAATTTTGAGTTTAACAAAGGCAAGTATCTCATGACTTGTTTGAAGTGCTCTTATAAAGGAGAGCATGAATGCGTTGATAAGCCTGCCAACGATGTCGAAAAAATTCATGTTGTTCATTGGCCAGCAAAAGAGATTCGTATCAGATACGAGGAGACTACAGGAGAAGCAGAATACTTTTGGGATATTCCTGGGCAATATTCTAAAAAAGTAATGACAAAGAACAATAAGTTCTATAGCAAAAAAACACCAAAGATCGTTTTTGAATGTGTCTTTAACAAGACAATGCTGGCGTTTAACTCAAAAAACTTTGTTCATCTAAAGCTTGATACTCCTAATACGTTGAGGACAGATGGAAAAGCCATACCTCCAAGCATGTTCATTTTTGAAGATTTCTTCATGCTTCAAACATTAAAGAGATATAATGAAGTTATATGCTTTGAAGACATTGCTCCCTTCCGTGTAATTGCGATGGGAGATGCTTCTAACCCGGCAGCAAACCCTTTACTCAATCAGAATGGGGCTGTTTGGTCTAGCGCTGTCGACGAGATGATCGATGAACACCGTAGAGACCCTGGAGCTTATCATAAATTCGCATTTCCCCTAAACTATCAGCAGTTAGGTGGCGACGGTACAAAGTTGGCACCTACGGAGCTAATGGAACAGGCAAAGAATAATATTCTAAATGCTCTCGACATCCCTATTGAGATGTTCCAGATGAATTTTCAGCAACAAGCTGCTGGCCCAATGCTGCGTATGTTTGAAAATGCTTGGAGCGTAGTGCCGAGCAATTACAACATTCTGTTGAACCATATGGGCGAAGTAATCGGCAATATCATGGGGCTTCCCAAAGCCAAGATATCGTTAATTCCGATTACATTCAGTGACGACATCGAAAGAAAGAGTGTTATTGGACAGCTTGTCTCTGCGAACTCTATCGCCAGGTCTGAACTGCTCAAACTCTACAACTTCGATTACGAAGATCAGGTCAGGAAAAAGATGCAGGAAGATCGTACTGTACAAGAAATTCAAGAAGAAGAAATGGAAAAGCAGCAGATCTCGCAGGCGACTCAGCAGAACGTTATGCAGATGCTTCAGGGAAATCCACAGCAAGGAGGAGCCCCTGGAGGACAAATGCCTGCTCAGGGTGGTGGTGGAGGAGGCGTTACGCCGCAGGATGCTCTCGCACAGGCACAGCAGATAGCGCAGCAGCTATTCCCTCTCGACGCAGCTCAAAGAAGATCTCAGCTGCAGCAGATCAAGGCCACCGACCAGGACTTGTATGCTCAAGTAAAAGCTCAGCTAGAACAAATGACATCTCAATCAAAATCCCAAGGGTTAGCTGGAGCAAAACAGCAAGCTGCCGGAGGAGGTCAACAGCAACAACAATGATATGGCAAACAAAGTATATACTTGTGTAGTTAGCGGTAAAAAAATACCGAAAGAAAGAATAGAAGCATTGAAAATGCTTGGCGTTCCAGAGAGTCGATGGACTTGTGTTGAACACGCTCTAGATATGCCAAGAAAAGGTATCTATATGGGCGAGGTAGGTACCAGCGAGCTGAGAATAGTAAATAAAGTCTATGACGACTCTGTGCGCTCCGTTTTCAGAGGAAGTAAGAAGGAACACGTCGCTGACAGTGATGACGTTTCCGACGATAAAACCGATTACGATTCAAAAGAATTAAACTATTATATTTCTGACGAAGATCAGCCTGACCCTGCCGAAAAAGTCGAAATTATCAAGCGACAACAGCCTTGATTTGTCCTATAATTATGTATAACATAACCCGGACCACTATTTCTAAATATGCCACCTCGAGACGAACATTCAATTCAAGCCATTTCTTTAGCAGTAGCTGAGTTGGAAAGTCAAAAAAGGCTGACTGACGCAGAAATAACTAACATCAAAATAAGGTTAGAGTCGTATATCTCCACAACCCAGGAACAGTTCAGAACCCTAGGAGCTACAGTTACAGAAATTCGCGACATGGCCAGAGACAATAAACATATTACTATAGGTGTGGACGGCAATAACGGCCTAAAGGGTACCTTAGAAATCTTGGTTCGTGACGTTACCGCGATGATTAAAGAGTTTGAATTCCTTAGGCAGACTGCCCACAGCTATGTAGAGATGAAAACCTGGCTAATTAGACTTCTTATCACCTCGGTAGCT